AATACGAATCCAACAACAAAACCAATTACTAATATTGAAAGAAGGGTGTTGGATGACCAAATAGAAGACTGGCATGGAACCACAGGAACTAATGTTGAGCACTATGCTTATGATCCATTAGACCCAAAAGTGTTTTATGTTTATCCTGGATCAGCAGCATCAGACGCAACAATAGATATTGTTTACAGCTCATCCCCAACAGATATAACGATAGCTAACTTCACATCAACAGCTACTACAATATCTTTGGACGATGTTTACGCCAACTCTATACTTGACTATATGTTATATAGGGCATATCAAAAAGATACTGAGTATGCTGGAGATATGAATAAGTCAGGTGTATATATGCAATTATTCCAGCAGTCTTTAGGAATTAAAAACCAAGTTGACGCAGGATCTACTCCTAAGCCGTCAACACCAGCACAATAGTGATTTATGGCAGTAGCAAAAAAGATAGAGTCTTTAGCACCTAGGGTAAAGAGAGAAGCCCCAAGCTGCCCTTCATTTATTGTTGTAGACGAACTAAGAAACGCAATAATAGATTTCTGTGTTAATACAGATATATATCTATCTGAGCTTACACTCTTTCAAACAGTTAATGGTATTAATGAATACGAGTCTGGAGATCTTGATATCCCCAACGGAGCAGAGTTAAATCATATTATAGATATCTTCTCGGAGTTCGGCGAATCAACCACGCAGGTATCAGAGAAAAGTTTAACAAGACTTACACCAAAACCCTTGATTGGATCACCATCTCTTTTTGATGCTTACGGAAAGGGAAGACCTAAATACTATAGTCAGAAGGATCAAGAGACTATTTTGTTTGCACCAACACCAGATAAGAACTATCAACTCTATGCACTCTATAGTCTTAAGCCTACAGCAACTGCGACCACGGTTCCAAGTATCATAATAAACGAATACCAAGAAGCAATTGTTCATGGTGCACTTTATAGATTACAAATGATGAAAGACAGTCCTTGGTCTGATATTCAGGCGGCAGACCTCAATAAAAAAATGTATGATAAGGCAGAAGCAGTCGCGGTAAGAAAATCTAAATACGGCGGTGTTGGGGCACCACTGACTGTTAAGTATCAGGAGTTTGTATAATGGCTTATTCAGAAACAATTAAATTAGTTAAGGGAGACACTCTTCCAGAATTGACTATTACCCTAAGAGATAGCAATACGGCTGCATCGGGCAAGACCCTGGATCAAGAAGATCCATCAACCTTTGCACCTATAGATATTACAGGCGGAACTGTAAGGGTAAGAATTAGAAAGATAGGATCTACTACAATACTAAAAACAATAGTAGCAACGATAACAGCCGCATCGGACGGCAAGGTTAGTATGTTATTTCCAGCAGACACATTCGCTGACGCTGGATTTTTTGAGGCAGAGGTTGAGTACACGACATCTGGCGGAAACATACAAACTGTTAATGACTTAATAAAATTAAGTGTGAGAGATGATTTTGACTAATGGCTATAAAGTTACTAGTAGAATACTCTTCTCTACATCTTACAGCCACAAGACAGAAACTAGCCTCTCTATCATTATCTAGCGAGCCATCTGCCCTTTTACAATTTGTAGATTTAACCAGCTCACAAAGCTATGTAAGTCTTGACGCAGATCTTTTCTTAGACGCAGAAACTAAAAACCTTTACTTCTCTTCTCAGTATGACTCACCACAGGTGCAGGTTATATCCATGTCAGAGGACTCAGCATTTGATTTCGGCAAGGTTCTAGGAGACAGCCTTGCGTTTGATGACAGTCAGTTAGTTAAGAGTATTAATAAGTCCGTTGACGAAAGTATAAGTCTTACAGAGGACGTGGTTATAGTTAAGATATACTTCAGGGACTTTGCCGACAACTTCTCATTTGCCGATACACAGTCGTTACTGTCTGGTCTAGGCAAGCAGGATGTAACAACAATAACAGAGAGTCTTGTTTTAAATTCTTCATTATCGAAGTCGGATACCTTAACGATGTCGGAGGAATCTGTCATAGCCACAGATATAAACAAGGGTGACTCAGTTGCTATCTCAGAATCGTTTGATAGGGTTGTTTCTTATATAAGAGCATTCACAGACGCAGTAACGCTGGACGATCTTGCTAGTGCACAGGACCCTTTACAAACAGATAATGTTTTAAACAAAGATAACTTTACTACAGTAACCGATGAGCTTGCTTATTCAATAGCCTTTCCAAAATCAGACTCCATATCTTTTACGGATGATCCTGAGATATCTTTTACAACAAGCAGGACAGATTCCCTTACTTTATCAGAAAGTCTTGCCCTTAACTTACAATCAATAGCTTCCGATAGCACTTCACTATCTGATGCAGAAGTGATATCTTTTGCAAAGAGTTTATCTGATTCATTAAGCATCACCGAATCTATTAATATTTCATTAATAACAGGTGCTCAAGGCTTAGTATTGAATGATGCTAGACTCAACACTAATGTATTAAATTAGGAGATTTAAATGTTAAATGATGGATTAAAACTTACAGGTAAGTTAAGCATTGCAATCAATAATGAGGTTGTGCAAGAAATACCAAACCTAGTGGTTACTGCTGGAAAAGGATACGTTGCTTCAAGAATGAAGGACGCTACTGCTACAGCTATGTCACACATGGCAATAGGTACTGGAACTACTGCGGCGGCTGCATCCGACACACAACTAGTAACTGAATCAGGAAGAGTGACCTTAACGTCAACAACTGTTTCAGCTAATGAGGTTGAATATGTTGCATCTTTTGGAGCAGGCACAGGAACAGGAGCTATAACAGAGGCAGGTATATTAAATGCTTCTTCTTCTGGAACTCTTCTTTGTAGAACAGTATTTTCTGTTGTAAACAAAGGTGCTGCTGACGCAATGACTATTACTTGGACTGTTACAGTAAGTTAATTTTAAGGAGTTATAAATATGGCTGTTAAGTTTACTAACAACGCCAGAACAACTCTTGCTGCTGACATATCAAATAGTGCAACCACAGCAACAGTTACTAGTGGTTCTGTATTCCCAGTATTAAATGCTGGAGAATATTTCTATTGCACATTTGATAATGGAACAAATAACGAAATTGTTAAGGTTACTGCAAGGAGTGGCAACACCCTTACCATAGTTCGTGGTGTAGATAACACGACAGCTAGAGCCTTCTCAACAGACGATGCTGCGGAGCTAAGAGCTACCGCTGGTCTTCTAACAGACATACAAGAAAACATTGCAGCTAAGTCTGCAAACCAAACAGTATATAACGCAACCACTGCATCAAGTGCAACAGACTATGACATAGGTATAGATCCTGGTCTTGAAAGCAACGCAATGGTATTTCTCAATGGTGTAATGCAACACCATGACACTTTTTCATTTAGTGGATCCACATTAACATTTGATACTGCTCCATCAAACGGACTGGCTTTAGAGGTTATTGTCGATAACTTAATTAACCTTCAGTCGTCTAACTTAACGGTAGACACATTTACCGCAGCGGACGTTGGCGGCAATCCACAGGTTGACTTTGTTCTATCAGATGCCCCTGCGGGAGAAACAAATCTGATTGTATTTGTGGATGGAGTATTCCAGGCTAACGACACTTACACGATTTCAAGCACAACACTAAGCATGACTGATGGGGTTACTGCTGACATGACTGTAACAGTTTATGTAATGAACCCAGTTAACATAGGTGCTCCTAGCGATAATACAGTCACTAGCTCCAAGCTATCTGGCAACATAACCATGCCCGCCGATCTTACGGTAACAGGTGACGTTGCATTCGATTCCCCAACATTTGTAGTAGACAACGCTAATTCAAGAGTAGGTATAGGCACCGCATCACCCTCAACGCTTTTAGATATAGTTGGCGATGTAAAAATGTCTGCAAACCTAACAGTAGATACAGATACTCTACACGTTGATGCTACAAATAATAGAGTTGGAATTGGGACAACAAATCCACAAGGAACATTCGTAGTATCTAATTCGGGAGCAGGTGGTTTTGAATTTACGCCTGACACCACATCTTTTAGTGTTGCTAATTCAAACTATATAGCTTCATATGATAGAAGTGCTTCTGCTTATAGAGATATAGTAGTTGATTTAGGTGGTGCAGAATCACAAGCAGTTAGATTTAAAGCAGGAGGCTCGGTTGGTATTGGAACGAGTGCACCTCTCGCTAAATTAGATGTTCGTATGTCTGACTCTAATGGTGACTATGGTCGTGGACGTGATGGTAATTTAAATTTAGAAAATACAAATACATCAGTTACTGAAGGCGGATGGTTGTCAATATCTGGTTATATGGGAAATTCAGCTTCTAACGGACAATATCAGATGGGTTATATAAGCGGTGGGAAACAGACAACTGCAGCTGATGGAGACTATGGCGGCTACTTAACTTTTTGGACTACATCGAGTGGAGCAAATGGCGAAGCTAATAGTGGTGGCTATGAACGCATGAGAATAGACTCATCAGGACAATTATTATTAGGAACTACTACTAGTGATTCTTTGTTATCAGTTGATATACAAAATACTTCTGCAAGTTCAAACAATACTTTAGTAAGAATTAAAAATACTATTGGAAGTGAAGATGCAGGTTTAATTATTGATGGTAATAATAGTGGTCAAAACGAATATAGAATAGGTGTAAATACTGTAGCTGATACTTCTGATTTAACTTTTAGTGGTGGTACAGGATATAGATTTTATACAGGTTCTACAGAAGCCATGAGAATATCCAGCAATGGTCAAGTACTTTTAACAGCAGCACATCCCTCTATCCAATTTACAGATTCAAGCGATAATAGTGATGCGTATATACAAGCTGATGGTGGAACACTAAGATTTTTTGCTGATGATAATAATGAAGTAGGCAGTTCATTCCAATCTTTTCATGTTGATGGAAGTGAAAAAATGAGAATAGACCAATCAGGCAGCCTGTTGGTGGGTAAAACAGAAGATGGAGGATCTAACCCTGGTCATGTCTTTTTTGGTGCTGGTGCAGCTTATCATATACGTGATGGTGGTTTCACTAACTACTTTAATCGTAAATCTTCAGATGGTGAAATACTTAGGTTTGCAAAAGATGGCTCAACAGTTGGAAGTATTGGTGCTAGTGTTGGCGATTTAACAATTTACAGCAGCTCAAACAATCATTGTGGCTTGAGATTTACTTCAGGTGGACTAGCACCTGTAGATGATGATGGTGCTTTAGTAGCTGATACTGTAGATATAGGGCAAAGTAGTTGGAAGTTTAAAGATTTACATCTTTCAGGCGGTGCTTATGTATACGAAGTTCAGACTCAAACATTAGGATTAGGAAGTACTGTAGCTGGTGCATCTGTGGGTACTAACTACTCTGAGCCTAAAGGAGTTTTTTGGCATAACGGTGGGGGTATGACTGATTATGCAATCTATAGAACACCAGGGGCTTGGTCAGGTAATTACCAACAATTAAAACTTGACTGGGACACTGGGATTATTATAGACGGAGGTACTGCTTACGGTAAATCAGGTGTACATATCCATGGAAATATTAGTATGGGAGATAGTACTTATAGTAATTTTACTTCTCCAAACTATCCTGTTCATATTTGTGCAGATAATTATGGATTGATGATTGAAAGTGCTACAGGGTATGGTCATCTTGGTTCAAATAATACGTCATATTTTCATTTCGGAGGAAATAGAAATTTTTACTTTGACAATCGTTGTGAAGCCTCAGGGGGCTTTCATACATATTCAGATGAAAATTTAAAGAAAGAAATAACTGTAATACCCTCAGCACTTAATAAAGTAGCAAAAATGAATGGTGTGACCTTTAAATGGAAAGACGCAGCAAAAAGAGGCGGTGGAGATGCTGGGAAACAATTTGGTGTTACAGCTCAAAATATGTTAGAAGTAGATTCTGAATTACCCACAAAAAATATAGACCCACTTTATAATGTAGAAGATGGCGTTAGTGCTGATGATGAATATTACACAATGGATTATAATAGAATTACGCCATTCTTAATTGAAGCAGTAAAAGAATTAAAAACAAAACTAGAAGCAGCAGAAGCTAGAATAGCAACATTGGAGAGTGAATAATGGCTAATACCAAGATCACAACAGACGTAATAGCAGACGGAGCTATAACAAGTGCCAAGCTAGACACTAACATAACTATATCTGGAGATATCACAGGTACACTTGCTACAGCAGCACAGCCTAATATTACAAGTCTTGGAACTCTTACAGCTCTTACAGGTGGTACAGGAGATTTAAACTGGGATAGTGGAACTTTATTTGTAGATTCTTCTGCTAATTCTGTTGGAATTGGAACTAGTAGTCCTTCAACAACTCTGCATGTAACAAGTCCAGCAGGCTCTAATAAATCAGCAATAATTACTAGGACTTCAGGTGCAGAAGCAATTAATTTAAGCGAAATGCAAGATTATAATGCCTTGCAAATACTAAACAAAAATAGTGGCTCATATTTAAACTTTGCAGGTAATGCTTCACATAGTTCAATACAAGCACAATCTAATGGTAGTACAGCAGAGGATATAGCCTTAAATCCTTATGGTGGCAATGTTGGAATTGGAATGACACCAGCACCAGTTGGTTCTGATACAGTATTAGCATTATATAACTCTGCAACACCTAGAATAAAATTACATAATGCAGCAACTGGAACCGCAGGTACAGATGGTGGCGAAATTAACATGAGTTCAACTAATTTAATAATAGAAAATAGAGAAGCAGCTAATATTAAATTTTATAATAATGGTTCACAGAGATTTAATATTGATAATAGAGGAAATTTATCTTTTGGTAGTCAAACATCAGACCCAGTATGGTCACAGTTTTTTAATGCAATATCTTCTAATCATGGTGGACATGTATCTTTTCAAAGTAATAGTTTCCCTAATACTTCTTTAGGTAATAATTTTTATATTAATAATTCAACTCAAAATCAAAGAGTATTAGGATATCCTACACAACAGTTTAAATTAGACCATCAGGGGAATTTCTTATTTGAAAGTGCAGCTAGTGGCACAGCAGGTGCAACTTTTAGTTTTACTGAGAAGATGAGACTAACTAATGAAGGTGCTTTAGGTATTAATAGTACATCAGATTCATTTAATGTAATGTCAACTGGAAGGGGACATATATTCAGACCTAATGGTGAGTCATTTCATAGCACAAATGATGCTGGTTCTCAAAATACACTTCATGTTTATGATTATGCAGATTCAACTTACAGGTTTTATGTTAGAGCATCAGGAAGTTCTGCTGGTAATATTTATGCAACTAATACTTCAATTACTGGACTATCAGACAAAAGATTAAAAGAAAACATTGTAGATTTAGAAACTGGTCTTACCGAAGTAATGGCATTACAACCAAGAAGATTTGATTGGAAAAATGGGGATGCACAAAATGTAGCAGGTTTTATAGCACAAGAAGTAGAAAGTGTTTTACCTGAATTAGTTGGAGATTATAAACACGAGGAGCTTGAAGATTGTAAATCTTTAAAAATGGGAGATATTGTTCCAACACTTGTCAAAGCTATACAAGAACAACAAACAATAATAGACGATTTAAAAACTAGAATAGAAACATTAGAAGGATAAGATGGCAAAGACAAAGATACCAGGTGAATATTTAAAAGACTCAGTAGTACGCTTCACGGCTAAGGCGGGGGAAAATATAACCAAGGGACAAGCTGTATATATCTCAGGCATATCAGGAGAAGTCCCAGTAGTATCTTTAGCAGACGCAGATGATACAAATAAAATGCCAGCCTTCGGTCTTGCCGAATCAACCGTCTCAACAAACGCATCAGTAGAAGTAACAAGCAACGGAACTCTAGCAGGAATAGACACGTCCTCTTATGCACTCGGAGATATACTGTATATATCTACAACAGCAGGATCTTTAACAAACGATCCCTCTGGACTAGAGGCAAGCAAAGTACAGAACATTGGTATGGTGCAAAGGGTTCATGCCAACAACGGATCTATCAAGGTGGGCGGAGCGGGGAGAACAAATGCAACCCCAAATCTTAATGACGGAAACATATTCGTAGGTAACTCCAGTAACAAGTCCGTAGCAGATTCATTCACAGATGTATTAAACGATCAGGCTGGAATTAACTCCAGTGCTAACGCCACAGCTATAACTATTGATAGTAGTGAGAATGTTGGAATTGGGGTTACGCCAAAAGCATATCATTCAGACTATAAAGCTATAGACATCAATAATAGTGCTAGTGTCATGGGTTATACAGGTAACAATGGTGCTTGGCTAATGGAGAACTTATATTATGATGGTAACTGGAAACATAAAAATAGTGATTTTTCAGCCTTGGTTGAAATGTATGATGGTGTTTTTAATTTCTATAATACTGTTTCAGGAACAGCAGGAGCAACAGCAACTTTACAAAATCGTTTAAAAATTGACCAATCAGGCAATGTTGGAATTGGAGCTGATAGTCCTACAAGTTATTATTCAAGAAGTTTAGTAGTTTCTGCTACTGCTGAACAAGGTATTACTATAGCTGCAACTGGAACTAGCATGTCAAACTATCTTATGTTTGCAGACGGTACTACAGGAAATGAAGCATATCGTGGTTACATAGCTTATAGTCATACGAATGATAAAATGGCATTTGCTGCTGGTGGTGAAGAAAAAATGTATATTGACTCATCAGGCAATGTTGGAATTGGAATTAGTAATCCAGCAGACTACAATTTTGATACTGGTGTAAATTTAGTTGTTGGAAGCTCTAGCACAAATGGTCAAATACAAGTTTTATCAGGAACAAGCGGTATAGGTTATTTAGCTTTTGCTGATGGAGTAACTGGAGCAGAAAACTACAGAGGTCTTATTCAGTATCATCATGGAAGTAATTACATGGGTTTAAGAACCAATGGCAATGAACGCATGAGAATTACCTCAACAGGTAATTTAGAATTTAAGAGTACAACAACCACTTTTACTGGTGCTTCATCTTTTACAAATCATTCAAATGGAGTTTTATATTTAAGAGGTGGAACTTCAGGACTAAGGCTTGATGATAACGATAGTCATAACACAATTCACGTTAGTGGTGCGGGTAACTATATTGCTTTTGAAACTTTAAGTGGAGTAGAACGCTGGAGATTTAACTCAACAGGACACTTCACACCTGCTCAACAACATACATATGATATAGGCGGAGTTAATGCGGAAGTTAGAAATATTTATGCACAAGGATTATATGTAGGTGGTTCAGCAGCAGCAAACAAACTTGACGATTATGAAGAAGGTACTTGGACTCCAGTTCTATCAGGTTCAGGATATGCTTTTGGCACAAATAGTGGAGTATATGTAAAAGTAGGAAGAATGGTAATTGCAACAGCAAAACTAATTATAACCTCAGTAGGTAGTAATACTTCAGTCATTAGTATATCTGGATATCCATTTACATCATATAGTGCAAATAATAATCACCAAGTTGGTACTGTTAGAGAAAGTGCAACAACAGGTAAATTTTATGTTTGTCAAATTAATGTGAATAACACTATTGGTAGTATGAATTCAATGGATGGTATTAGTAGTGGTAGTAATGAAATATTTACAACAGGTACATACTCTTTATCTATAACTTACATGACAGCATAACAATTTAACTAATATACCTAGTGGATTCTAGGTACGGACATAGGAGAAAAAAATGTCAATAACAAAAGAAACAGTCGAAGACAAAATAGAAGTTGTCGGAGACTATAAAACAATACAAGTAAGAACAGCTACAGTCATAAAAGAAGATGGTGTAGAGCTTAGTAGGTCTTTTCATAGACACACATTAGAATGTGTAAGCTCTGTACAAAACGATGACGATAGTTGGACTCATACAGATACTGATGTATCAGGTGAGTCTACAGAGGTTCAGGGCATAGCTTCAGCCGTTTGGACAGACGCAGTGAAGACTGCAAAACAGAACGCTAACGAAGCAAACTCAATATAGGAGATATTATGGATATAATGAGTATGGTTACTTGGATAACCACTATTGTGACTGTTGCATCAATTGTTGCAGCATCCACGCCAACACCTAAAGACGATGAGTGGATCGGTAAACTTTATAAGTTTGTAGATCTTCTTGCTCTTAATATAGGCAAAGCTAAACAATAGAATAAATGTCTGAAGCTGTTTCAATAATAACCGAACTAGGGTTTCCCATTGCAGCAGCTTTAGGATTAGGTGTTTTTGTTTGGAAACTAATCAATAGAATTATTGACGGGATGGAAACCAAACTTGACACCATGGACGATAAAGTTCAAACAAGTCTTAACACCATGGAGGAGAGAGTCTCCACAAAACTTGATAGTCAGTATGGCATTATAGTAAGCTTAATAGACAGGGTAAGGGCATTAGACAATCAAAGCATAAGGCAGGATGTTCTTTTGAAGACATTGTTGGGTGTTCCAAACTTAGTTGATATTGACAAGATAGCGAAGGCGGATAGAGATGATCAAAGAAAAGATTAACGAAGAAAGAGAAAAGCTTTTTCTTATAAGAGTTATTTTAACCATTGGGTTATTTCTTTTCGCAGGAGTTGTTGTTCAAAACATAGAATCCGATGAGATGGTTCATAAATTTAAGTCACCGTCTTTTAGTGGCATAAACACAAGCTCACATTATCTAACAGTAGAGTCCCAAGAGAATACAAGAAAGATGAGTCTAAAGGCTGAAATAAAAGCTCTGCAAGATCAGATAGCAAGAGATGCCGAAAACACAACGCTGGCACGTTTTATTCGTAACTTAGAAAGTCGAATATATGCACAGCTTAGTAGACAGCTTGTGGATAACTTGTTTGGTGATACAGCACAAACATCTGGGGTTATAGAGCTGGAAGGTAATAGGATAGAATATACATCGGATGGAATTGTAATAACCTTAAAAATAACGGACCCAGATGGAAATATCACAGAAATTAGTTTGCCTATCGGCAGTTTTACTTTCTAGTTGTGCATTAATAGTAGATCCACTAGAAAATAACCTACCACCTTTTCAGCACATAGAAGAAGCACAGATAGATTCTTTGGTTCTTGCCGAGCTTGCTAATATAAAATCTAATCAAGACGCAAAGCCAATCGTGGCTATATACTCTGGTGGTTTTACAGACCAGACAGGACAAAGAAGAAGTAATAGTAACTACGCAACCTTCTCATCTGCGGTCACTCAGGCACCAGACGCATACTTAATAAGAGCACTCAAGCATGCAGGCATTAATCACAATGGGTTCTTTGAAGTAGTAGAAAGAGTTGGGTTAGACTTTGTAACCAAGGAAAGGCAAATTATTAGAAGCACCAGACAGGAGTTTGGGGAAAAAAAGAAAATGCAACCTTTAATGTTCGCTGGCTTGATAATGCAAGGCGGTGTGATATCTTATGAAAGTAATGTGAAGAGTGGTGGTGCTGGTGCAAGATATCTAGGCATCGGAATGTCTAGACAATACAAACAAGACACAGTAACCATATCACTTCGTACCGTTTCCGTAAGTACGGGAAAAGTACTACTAGAAGTATTAGTAACTAAAACAATACTAAGTGCCTCTATTGACCAAGATATATTTAGATTTATTACTGACAGTACGGAGTTAGTAGAAGTAGAAAGCGGTCTTGTAAGAAATGAATCAATTAACATAGCACTACAGACAGCAATAGAGACTGCTGTTTTGCAGACTATAAAGGAAGGTGCTCAAAACGGATACTGGAGTATTTATGAAAAGACTAAAACTATTGATTGCGATGATGCTTGTGTCTCCGCTATACGCGGCTGATAACGAGATATACATTGATCAAAGCGGTGCAACAGCAAATATAGACCTAGAACAGTTAGGATCAGGCAACTTAATAGGAGGTCTGTTAGCAGTAGCTGGTCAGATGACCGCAGCAGATTTTGACGGAGGAAGCCTAACCTTAGATGTTAATCAAATAGGTAACACTAATAAATTTTTAGCAGATGTATATGCAGACTCACTCACAGCGTTTTTTGAGTTTGATGGTGACAGCAATACATACACTCTGACAGTAGACCCAGATAACACATATGGTGCTGACAACTCAGACCTTAATGTGGTTGCAACAGGATCATCTAACACATTTACTTTAGATCTAGCGACAACAGGGCTTGCATCTAACACCGATCTTGATTGGATAATAAACGGTGACAGCAATACTTTTGATTTTAATATAAACTATGATGGTGCCACCAACTATGTAGATGTGGACGGAGACAGCAACACAGTTAATTTCACAGGAAGTGGATTTGCAGGTGGTTACTTTTATTTAGATCAACAGGGCAATGGCAGAACATTTAATATCAACCAAGCATCAACTCAGGATAACGACTGGCTTAGGATATTATCTAATGGTAATAATGGTACTATTTGTGTCATTCAAAATGACCAAGGTACAAGCACAGGCTGTTGAGGTTGGAAACATATCTGAGCTAAACGGCTCTGCACAAATACTAAGAGACAAGCCATACACGGCAGAAGAATCATTTAACATACAGCAGAACGATGAGGCTGTAACAACAAATGGTCGCATGGCTATAACATTCTTAGATGAATCCCAGGTACGATTAACCGAACATTCACAGCTTGTTGTGGATGAATTTATCTATGACCCAGATCCTAGTAAGTCAAAGATGGCTATCACCTTTGGTCTTGGTACTGCAAGGTTTATCACTGGAAGCCTTAATAAGATAGATAAAAACAACATAGATCTCAAGACACCCACGGCAAACATAGCAATCCGTGGTACTGACTTCACAGTTACAGTAGACGAGACTGGAAGATCGCTGTTGATACTTTTACCAGATGAGTTCGGTATATCTAGTGGAGAGATACTAGTAACTACAGCCATGGGAACAGTAACCCTAAATAAGCCTTACGAGGCAACAACCGTAGATGTTTTTGAAAAGGCTCCAAGCAAGCCAGTTATATTAGATCTAACATTAGACCTTATAGATAACATGCTTATCGTCACCCCGCCGAAGGAGCAGGTAGTAGATATAGAAAGGGTTGTTGTTAAAAAAAAGAACATACTAGATTTTGATGGATTAGATCAGGACTTCTTAGAAGAGGACTTCCTAAAAGACGATGAGCTGGAGTTTGGCGAGCTAGATATAAACTACCTGGATGTTAATTTCTTAGAAGACTTGCTTGATGTCATTGATGCACTAGAGGAGATAAGAGAAGAAGATCAACTAGCTCAAGACGCAACATCTACTAACATAACTGGAACTAAAATGGGTCAGGATCTCAACACACAGATAACAACATTTCTTACAGGACAAACATTAACATTGTTAAGAAGCGTCAGTGATACCGCAAGGGTAGATATAGATGGATCAGGATCCTACACAGTAATATTTATACAGGACGGAACATCTAACATTATTAAGGTTAATGGCGGCAGTGGAAGCACTATTAAAATAACTCAGAGTAACTAATGAAAAAACTAATATTCTTACTTCTACCTATATTGTCTTTGCCATTGGTGTTTCAATCAACGCCAACAGAAATACTTAAGCTAAAAATATTTGATAGCTTGGTTACTAAACAAGATCCTTCTGGATATTTCACAATACTAAACATAACCGAAGATGATATGGATAGAGAGGGAGGATATCCCATACCGCGTAAGAGGCTTGGCGAGATACATTCAGATATTATGGCAAGGGGAGCTTTGGGTGTTGGTTGGGTTATTTCTTTTCCCCACCCTGATCGACTCGGGGGAGATAAAGAATTTGCAGAGTCTTTACAACAAGGTACATCAATATTAGCTATGTTTGAAGCCCCAAATCAAATATACCCAAAAACTATTGGAACAGTGATACAAGGACCAGATGTTAGTGGTATGTTATCCAAAGGTGTAGTTCAAAATACTAACAACCTTAGAAATTATATACAACAGGGTATTGCAACTGCACCTACTGACATAGACAACCTAGTCAGAAGAATGCCCTTACTTTTAAAAACCCCAGACGGTTATGTTAGTTCGTTTGGTACTGAGGTACTCAAAAGCCTTGTTGGTGCAAAAACCTATATTATAAAAACTAATGATAATGGTATAGAGCAGATAGCAGTAAGGGGACTGCCGCCAATCAAGACAGATAGCCTTGGTCGTAAATGGATTAGTTGGGTAGATACACCACAAACCGATTTACAAGAAATGAATGTTGAAGGTAAGTTTGTTTTTGTTGGTATTACCGCACCAGGAATCATGCCACAGGTTGCAACTCCAGTTGGATTATTAGAGCCACACAAAATTCAATCAGCATTATCCGAGTCAATCCTTATAGAAAACTCTCCAATGATCCCAGACTACGCTTTGGCGTTGGAAATTTTGGTTTTCCTAATTTTTGTCTCTCTGACGTGGCTTGTAATTAACTATCTTGGTATAACCAAGGGCATAAGTATAGCTGTAGTATTGCTATTAACCACGGGCTTCTTAGGAGCTTATAGCGTTCAGAGAGGTTATTTAATAGATTTCTCTTGGACTTTTATCTCACAACTCTTAATTTCTGGTATTGCCTTCTATTTAAACTTTAGAAAACAGTTTAAACTCCGCCAACAGGTCAAAAAACAATTTGAACATTACCTTGATCCAAGACAGGTAAGACAACTACAAAATAATCCAGAGCTATTAAAACTAGGAGGAGAAAAAAGATACGCAACATTTCTCTTTACGGACGTAAGAGGATTTACGTCCTTGTCAGAAAAGCTAAAGCCAGAAGAAGTAACCGAGATAATGAATAAGGTTCTTACCATACAGTCAGATACTGTAAAGTTTTATGATGGAATGGTAGATAAATATATTGGTGATGCAATGATGGCAATCTTTAATGCACCCTTAGACCTAGAGGGTCATGAACAGGCTGCTGTTTTATGTGCCAAAGAGATACAGGACAAGGTACAACTATCTGGTCTAGGTCTTGAAATAGGCGTGGGCGTTGCTACAGGATTTGCGGTTATAGGTAACATGGGTAGCTCAACCAGGTTTGATTACACAGCTATCGGCGATTGCGTTAATACCGCAGCAAGGCTTGAATCTGCCACCAAAGAGGTAGGATTTGACATATTGATAGGAGAAGAGACTGCCAAAAAGTGCGGTTTTGAGTTAAAATTATTAGAACCAATTAAAGTTAAGGGAAAAGAAAAGCCCTTACAAATTTATACTATTGATTATGGCAGTTAAGATAAAAGTAAAAAGTGTAGATCCACAAAGAAGAAAATCTAAACGCACTTCAATAGGAAGTTCGTTAAACACTTATCCAAGAAACAAGAATGCTAAAAATCAGTATAAAAAATATAGAGGACAGGGAAGATGAAGTTTAAGTTAATAAAAAATTTAGTAGGTGCAGTTGCTCCAACACTAGGCTCTGCATTGGGCGGACCTCTTGGAGGTCAGGCGGCATCAGTGGTAGCAAAGGTGCTTGGATGTAATGCAGATCCGAAGTCTATCAATAGTGCAATACAAAGTGCAACTCCAGAACAGATGCTGGAGCTCAAAAAGGCAGAGCAGGAATTTGAGGTGCAGATGAAGGAGCTCGATGTTGATGTTTTTAGATTAGAAGTAGCAGACGGTCAGGACGCAAGAAACAAGTTCAGCAAGGATTGGACAGCTCGTATTATGGGGGTTGCAGTGGTTGGAGGTTTTATGGGGTATATATTTCTTGTTACTCTACAACCACCAGAGCAGAACTCAGAGGCTTTAATTAATTTAGTTTTAGGATATTTGGGTGGATTGGCTAGTGCTGTGATATCTTTTTATTTTGGTGCATCAAATACATCAAATAACGAAAAGGATTAAAAGTGGCTGGATTTAAACTAAATACATTTGGAGGGCTAAATAAAAAAATAGCCCCAAGACTATTGCCAGAGGATGTTGCTCAAGAAACCTCTAATACATTTTTAGACAGAGGCAGACTTGAAGGACTACCGCAGGATCTTAATGATCCATCAGAGGCAGGCTCAACACATCCAGCCTCAAACATAAGTGCCGCAACAAGCACAATATTTAAAGCAACCGACAGTGCATGGTTTACATTTAATGATGATGTAGATGTTATTAAGAGTCCAATAAGAGAGGATGCATTTAGCAGATTTTACTTTACTGGATTTTCTGGAAGCTCTGGGTTCCCAAGAATGGTTGATGCTGCAAACGGCATATCAGGAAGTGGTCCTTACCCAGTTACTAGTTATAGATTAGGTTTACCAACTCCAGGTGCATTTACTTCTGCTCCAAGCGTTGATAATACAACTGCGGCTGATGGTGCTACAACAAGCTCAAGAGCTTATGTTTATACAGAGATAACAACATTCGGAGAAGAAGGACCGCCAAGTCTCGTTACGGCTGCAGAGATCATTGATGCGGCTAATGGATCTACAGTTACTCTGTCACTACCAGCTGGATCAAGTGGTGCTTATTCTATAGCAAAAAGAAGAATATATAGAACAGATCTAAATGGTGTATTTAGGTTTGTTAGAGATGTTGCTGGTGTGTCATCGGGAACAACAACGGATGCTGTCTTGGATGCCTCTCTCGGGGAAGAAATAGAATCAGCAGATAATCTAGCACCGCCAGATGATGTAACATCAGATCACCCAGACGGACCAATGTTTGGAATTACAACAATGCCTAACGGTATAACAGCAGGTTTTAGTGGTAACACTTTACTATTTAGTGAACCATTCTTACCACACTCATATCCTTTAGCAAATCAATTAACAACAGCAACTGACGTTGTAGGTATAACAACTATAGGCTCAGGATTATTAGTTACAACAAAAGGCAAGCCAGTTATAGTTTCTGGTACAGATCCAAGGGCTATGGCTTCTTTAGAGATAGACGCCAACCTACCAAATACAAATAAAAGATCTTTGGTAGATATGGGTGAGTATGCTATTTATGCATCACCAGACGGCTTGGTATTGGCAGCAAACTCAGATGTTCAATTAATAACCCAACAAATATTTACTCGTGATCAGTGGCAGGAATATTATCCAAACAATATAGAGGCATATGAATACGAAGGAAAGTACATAGGCTTTACTTGGGATGGGTCTAACACATCAACAAAGAAGGGATTCTTATTTGATCCTAGGGGTCAGAAGAATGCGTTTATTGATTTAGACTTTTATGCACACGCTGGATTTAATGACAGGGAGAACGATGAGCTTTACCTTGTTATTGGAGGAGTCCTTAAGAAGTTTGCTAGATCAACAAGTACAAGATCTTACTCTTGGAAATCAAGAGAATTCTATTCAAACAAGCCAATATCCCCAGGCGTAGCAAAAATAAGTGCTGAGTCCTACAGCGATCTTACCTTTAAGTTATACGCTGATGGATCTCTTAAGCATACTCAGGTGGTCACTAATAATAATATCTTTAGATTACCTGGAGGTTATCAGGCTAAATCATTTTACATAATCATTGAGGGTACGGATGCCGTCAATGAGGTTTGTGTATATGAAAGCCCTAGGGAGATAACTTAATGGGTAAGCCAAAAGGCACATTCTCAGTACCAAGAAGCTTTGACTCTGAGCAGAAAAGATTTGCTCAACTGCTTAACGAATCCGTGGCTGTTCTTAAGGGAGAGCTTGGAGATCCTTTAGACGCTGCTGTAACCTATAATGATTTAATAAATTCTGGAATTGCAAAGAGAGATCTTCGGATTGGAAGCAATGGATTTATAGGCGGTGGGGGTGGTGGTATTATTCCTGGTGACGGACCTGTATTAGATATACCGCCAGCACCAACTGGAGTTCAGGTAAACGGAGCATTTCAAAACATACTTATTCAATGGGATAAGCCAACATTTTTTGGATTTTCATACGCTGAAGTATGGGCAGCAACATCTAACACCTTTGCAGATAGAGTTCTCGTTGGAACATCTACAGCGTCTTTATTTTCACATCAGGTGGGTAACGGACAAACTCGATATTATTGGGTTAGGTTTGTAAATACACAGGATGTGGCAGGACCGTTCAACTCAACAACAGGAATAGGTGATAGTACTGTTATTGATATTGGTGCACAAATGTCTTTGCTTTCAGAGCAACTTCAAAATCTTCCTGGATATACAGCACTAACAACTTTAATTACTAATGGAGATGTGGCAACTGCTGCGGTTGCGGCGGTGGTAATTAAGTCAACATCATCTCCAACAACACGAGATAATGGAGACTCATTATCTGCCAATGACATATGGATAGATACCAACGACAATAATCAGGCTTATTTTAGAAATGCTTCTAATAATTCTTGGGTTGCAGCAAGAGATTCTAATCTTATTAGTTTATACAATAGTTTAAGCTCAACTGTTACTACAAACACTAGCAATATTTCCACTGCTCAATCAGATATAGTAACACTTACAAGCGATACAACCGCAAATGCTTCCGCAATTACAAGTCTAACTTCTACAGTAAATTCTAATACTTCTGCTATAGCAACCGAGCAAACCACAAGAGCCAATGCGGATACAGCACTTGCAACAGATATAACTAATTTGACATCTACCGTTAGCGGAAACACATCTGCTATATCTACAGAAGCAACAACAAGAGCAAACGCAGACTCAGCGTTAGCTACCGATATAACCAACTTAACATCTACTGTAAACTCAAATACATCTGCTATATCTACAGAAGCCACAACAAGGGCTAATGCAGATACAGCTAACGCCACGGCTATAAGTAACCTTAGCTCAACAGTTGGAACAACTAATTCCAACGTATCTACATTACAAACATCTGTATCTAACTTAGAAGGTGATGCTGATGCAATGTTTGTTATACAAGTCGCCACTGAATCTAATGGCAGTAAGTCAGCAGCAGGTATGGTTATTGGGTCTAATGCAAGTAGCGGTAGTGGTGCACAGTCATATGTACAGTTCCAGGCTGATAAGTTTGCAATATGGAGTGGATCTACAAACGTAGCTCCGTTCATTGTTAACAGTGGAACTGTTTTCATAAAAGATGCCATGATTGAAAACGGTGCTATAACAAATGCAAAAATACAAGACGCAACCATAGATAATGCGAAAATAACTGCTACATTAGACGCTGCAAAAATAACAGCTGGAACCCTTTCCGCAGATAGACTAGATGCCTCTGTGATACTTTCAACAGACTTGGCAACAAACACATCTACTTCTATACACGGTGGTAATATAATTACCAATACTTTAAATGCAGACAAAATAGTAACAAACTCTATTACTGGTACACAGATAAATGTTGATACTCTTAATGTAAGACACTTCGATAATGTAAGCTCTGATATAAAAAGTCATACAGGTGCCTTTGTTCCTTTGGGGGTATTTGGTAGTTCATTTCAAAGAGGATCAACAAACTTTACAACACAAACATCAACAACAGGTACTTACTTATCTACAACTATAGGCGATGTCAGAAATAATGCTAAGTATCAGGCAATATGGACGGGGGTTTATGGGGACTGCACAAATGGCGTATTAGAATATAGTGTAAATGGCTCGACCTGGGTTCAGGCTGGTGGAGGTATACAAAATGTAACTTTTTCAGCAGGAACCTTTAGGACATATGTCTTTGCATACTCAGGAGATATAACTGGTCTATCTGGTAGCTCAACAACTGTTTACTGGCGTGTTAGATGGATAACTAAACTTAGAAGCACATATCAATCTTTGTATGTGTTTATAGACAATACACAATAAAATGACAGAATATACTATATACAAAACAACAACAGGAGACATAACAACCTGTGGGACTACCAATCTTACTGTTGATGATATTTTTTTAGAAAGCGATCAGTCAATAATAGAAGGACTATATGAGGCAGAAGCTTATAAAATAATTGAAGGAAAGGCTGTTCAACAAAACATTTCAATATGGAACTCAATAAGACCAATAAGAAATACAATGTTGTCTGAATCAGATTGGACACAATTTCCAGATAGCCCTTTGACAGATAATAAAAAAACAGAATGGTCAACTTATAGACAAGCATTAAGGGATCTGCCATCTAATAATTCAGATGCGACTTCTATAGATGATGTAACATTCCCTACAGAACCAGCTTAATTAGTAATATAATGGTACATAATTATGCAATTTAATGATATCTTACAAGAGAAATGTTAACCCAAGTTGATATAAGAGTTTACTGGGATTCCGTCAAGCGTGGCTTGCGGGAAATAAAAAAAGAAGCAAACCCAGATTGGCGACCAGAGGACATATATACTGCTATAGTGAACGGAGTAGCAGAGCTTTATATAGATATAGAGCAAGAACCGTGTGAGAGCTTTATTATTTTACAAGAAAAGCCAGCAATGTTCAGTCCAACAAAGTCGTTACTTATTTGGGTGGCTTACGATAGAAGAGGAGATGCTAACGAGATGTACATGGAATACATAGAAGAAATGGCAAGAGAGAGAGGATGTAACAGAGTTGAACTCTGGACTCCATGGAGAGGTCTAGCTCAAGCATTATCTCACAAGGATTATAAAACGAAATTATACATAGTGGAAAAGGAGTTATAATGAGTGGAGGCGGCGGATCAACAACAATAAAAGATACAAAATCACAGAAGGCTTTAGCCTCTATTGCTGCACAAAGGTTTAATCTTTATCAACAATACTACGTCCCTTTCGAGAATCAGTATATGTCTGATATTTTTTCAATGAAGAGCCCAACTGCTTTTGAGAATGTAGAAAGCTTTGTTACTTCTGTTCAACAACCAGAATTTCAGGCTGCAAGAAGAAATATGCAGGAAAGAGCATTTGCAATGGGAGCAGACCCAACCAGTGGTCAGTACCAGGCAGCAGCAGCTCAAGCACAACAAGCACAGGCAGCTGGCATGGGAAGGGGAGGAGCTGAGGCTCTATCAGGTCAGGTCGACAGATACTACCAAGGAATGGAAAACATAATAGCCATGGGTCAAGGACAGGCTGGTCAGGCTATGTCTGGTCTTGGTGATGTTGCAAATATTGCACAGAAGAGGGGAAGGGCGGTAGCCCAGGAATCAATGGGAGACTATACATCAGCTCTTGGTGCCGCGGGTACAGCAGCTGGTCTTGGTTATGGCTACTACTCAGGAAGATCACCTGGTAAAAATAAAGGAATCGGATAATAATGGCATTTTTTATGCAAAATGATGGGTATGATGATCCCTACAACCCTAATGACGGTAGCTTATATGTAAATCCATATAGAAAAGGTGATCAATCTGCACAAGACACATTAGCAAAACTATATGAGTCAGAGTTTCAAGATTATTTAAATAGGTTCTTTCCTGTAGAGCAGGACCTAATAGCCCAAATGACAACGGGATTTGAACAACTACAACAAGAAGAGATAGGAAGAGCACAATCAGCAGTTGCAAGACAGTATGCTAATACCAGGGGTCAGGAAACAAGAAGAAGAGCTGGCTTTGGGTTGACTAGAGGACTAACACCAGAAGCAGATTATCAAAGATCGGAAACATCTTCGTTGGTTGCGGCAAGAAACTTTGCAAGAATGAGATCAGAAGAAAGACGAAGTCAGATAATGTCTGGCGGTCTAGGAAGTGCAATGACACAAAGGAGTGCGTTAAGTGGCTAAAGGATTAATAGGAATAGGAAGAGAGCAAAAGAGGCAGGCGTTGGCGGGTCTTACAAGATCTGCTGAGTTAGAAGCACAGCAAGATATAGCAAATATGCAGCTTAGTGCACAGAAGAAGGCTGCTCAAATGAATGTTGTTGGAACCGCTGGAGGTATTACAGCCGCATCCTTATTAGCAAAGCGTGGTGCTTCAAAAGTATTAAGTGGTGCATTAATGTCACCAATTCCAGGAGGCACGGCAGCCGCAACAGCAGCAGCAAATCCAATAGCAGCACAGCTAGGTTTATTGGGAGGCAAGGCGGCGGCTGGAACTGCGGCAGGAAGTGCAGCAGCAACCACAGCAGCAGGAAGTGCAGGGGCAGCAACGGCGGCAGCTGGAGGTGCAGCGGCGTCAGGTGGGGCAATGGCTGCATTAGCAGCAGCAGCACCATGGGCAGCATTAATTATAGGCGGAGGGTATCTTCTTAAGAAGTTATTTGATTAAAAATGGCAAATGAATTTGGAACAGGTTTCAGTCAGGGATTAAACTATTATACAAAGTTTGCAGAAATGCAGCAGAATAAACTTCTGGACGAGGAAAGATTAAAAACAGAAAAGCTTAGACAAGAAAGCTATCAGTTTGAATTGGAAGAAAAAAAATCTACTCAAGATGTAAGAATGGAAGGCATTAAATCTGAAACAGATTTCAGAACCGCAAGAGCAGAAAAAACAAGGGTTGAAACAGATGAATTTATTGCACAAGCAAAGAACAGAAAAGAAAATGCAGAATTGCTTCTTGAAACAAACAAAAAGAATTTAGAGATTGCAGACTATAAACTAACAGCAGAGGCAATAAAAACGGATGATGTTGTAAGGGGTAGAGCCTTCGAAAGCCTAATGAATGCATATGCAATTGCTGGAGATGCATCAATAGATATTGACGTAAGGGCAAGTAATGTTGAGGAGGCGTTAACACAAGTAAGACCATACATCGACTGGACAAAATACTTAGATGATAGTTACTGGCAGGGCTGGGAAAAAATTACCCCACAACTTGAGTCTGGTGACTTTGAGGGCATAGCAAGAGATCATTCAGATGTTCTTTCCGTTATATACAAGGATAGTCTAGACACATTTAAGGGAAAAGATTTTGTTGCAAAAGACGGAAGAAAGGGAGTGATACAGGGAGTAAAACTTTCAGGGGACTTTAATCCCATACCCGAATCTGCAAACTCCTTGGTTGGGGGAACCTATTCTGTACTTTTTGAAGGGCAAACAGAGCCAGAAGACGTATTTACTTTTATGCCAGACAAGGCACAGTATGCAAAAACTATAAAAGAAGACCAGGAAGGCACCGATGCCAAGGTTGTTTCTATTGCAGATATGGTGGACAAGGTTTCAGCAGAGAAAGACTTCGCTATGTATTTAATACAGAGTCCTGAAACATTTAACTCCTTAATGAAAGCATCTAAAGGCAGTATTAGTCTTACTGGTTCGCCTACCGACAAGAAAAATAAAGTAGACATCTATAATAGTCAAAAAGATAAAAGAACAAAAATATTGGGTGATGCACTTAAAAAAGCCAATGATCTTGCTGACGAGGAATATTCGGATCCAGAAAGTGTATACCTTCAATCTCTTTACAACAGCTTGCCATTTTCAATAACAACATCAAACATTCAAAAGACAACAGATGGTTATGGTGGCGTAAAATATGAATATAAGGATGGAAAAAGCTCAGACACCTTAGTCGCACAATACCATAAAGAGTATTTAAACTTAGAGAAACTCTCGGGTGAGGTAGAAAACTCATATGCTGCTTTTGAACAACTTGAAAAAAGACTACCAGGACAAAAGGCAATGTATGGCTTTGGACCAGTCTCCATATCATTTGATAAAACAAAATCCTATGTGGATGCAATTCTTGAGGATAGCTACGGTGCAGATGTCTATAATAAATACAAGCAAGACGCATCTATTCAATACGAAAGAGCTTATAATGGAAGAAGTCTTGAAGATGCAACCGATGCAAAGTATCTTGCATTCATGGAAGCCTTTATAGAAAGAAACTCAACTATAGGAAACTAAGGTGTGGCAGATACATTTGACTTCAACAACCCTCTCGGACTTGACGAGGAGCTAGAAAAAGAAAACTCTTTATTGGGATCTCCTGATATTGAAAAACCGCAAGAAGAACAGAATTTTGATTCTGTGTTTGAAAAAAACAAAAATAAAAAATTTGTTGATAGGATTATAAATCCAGAAAACTATCCCGCTCCAACACTTACTGATTCACAAGGAAGAAAACAAACTCACCTTATGAGTGCAGACCTTGATCAAAATAATGACTGGGTAGTATATCCAAAAATTATATTAGAAAATAACAAATATAAAAGAGTCAATATGGAAGAAGCGATTTCTTCTGGAAACTCCATAAACTTCGGAAAAAATCAAGATCTTGCACAGGGATTTTCGCAAAACTACAAAACAAAAAAGTTTAAAGAATTTTATAATGAAGATAAGGAGTCTTTTAACTTTGAAGATCCCTTAAGACAAGAATACCTAAGAAAAACAGCAACGGGTCCAGTTCCTTCTGACTTTGATGGAACTCCAATAGGTTCTGCTGTAAGTTTTATAAACAAGGTTTTTGTAAAACCTTTCGTAACTCTTTCAGAAGAAGCAGAAGAAAGATATCCAGAATCACCCATTGAAAATTTGCTTTATGCAGGAGATATAACAAAAAGTCTTGCATTTAAAGAAAGAACCGAGCAGGCTCTTTTTGCCGCAGGTCTGGTAAATGAAGAAGAAACAGCAAAGTACAAAAAGGGCGAGGCTCAATTTGGGGTTGGGGATTATGGTGCGGGGGCATATGCAGAATTTTACAACGCGAAACTGCAAATAAGAGCCAAAGATAGATATAAAAATGATGCAAAGTACAAAAAATCTGTAGATGATAATCTTGCAATAGCACAAAAAGAGTCTATTAAAGAGTTTGCAAAGATTGATAAGGCTATACAAAAAAAGAGGTCTGATAACAACCTTGGACCCTACGGGAGCTCTGTATCTAGTGCAGTAGAAAGTATTGCTGTTATAGGTACTGGAATGGCTGTAAATTATCTTTCTGGTGGCAGAGCAACCCCAGCTATAACAGGAGGAACGCTTACATACTTTGGTTTGCAAACAGCGGCAGCATCTTATTCTGAGGCAAGACAGCAAGGAATACCTCACGAACAAGCCTTTGGTTATGCAAGCATAAATGGAATATTAGAGGCTGGAACGGAAATGGTTCCAGTTATGAGATTCCTTTCTCCGAGGAGTAAAGGAACAATAAAAGATATATTAAAATTTGACTTAGCGACAGTAGCGGCTGATGTTACCTTGGAAAATGTTAACAGCTTATTACAAGAACATAACTCGGTCTGGTTTGATTTGGAGTCAGAACTAAAAACCGCATACGATAATCAAAACAATCCTCTATATGAAGGAAGGTCTGTATCAGAGGTCTTGGTTGATATTGCTGGGCACACAACTCTTTCATCTATTATTGCGGCTGGATCTATATCTGCGTTTAGAAGCACTGGGGGTATTATATACAGTGATGAGGTTAAAACGCTTATAAGGAATCAAAAAGATAATCCCGAGCTTGAGTTGTTTATTGAAAACTTTTCAAATAATGTTAACAACTTACAATTAAACTACAACGCAATTGATAGTGCATCAAGAATACTTTTAGATCCAAACACCAACGGCAAGGGGTGGACGGCAGATGAGGTGATCGCATTAGAATACTTTAACCAGCCATTTATAGATTTTAGAAAGCCTTTGGTAGTTGGAGAAGAGGGTGAAGTTTCTCAGCCAGATGACTATGTAGAATCCCTTGAGTTAAAGTTTCCAGCAAAAAAACAAGAAGAGTTTAATTTTGAAGACCCTCTATCAGGCGGATTGAAAAAGAAGGTTGCAGGACCCTTAACTTCTGAAATAGATTTAGACCTGTCTCCAATAATAACTCAAAGACTTGACGCAAACATAAACCTTCTTGAGGCAGACTTGCCGACTAACCCAACTTTAAATATAGACCAGATAAGAAATGACTCATATGATCAAAAGGAATTAGATCTAACAAAAAGTTTAATTATAGATACAAGAACCTTTGAAGAAAAATTCCTAGAAGAGCCATCTGGAGAACAAAAGTATTACAGGTTCAGGGACTTAAACAACGAAGAGGGTATAAATGCCTCTAAAGGAATTATAGATCTAACCAAATCAGGAATGCCACTGGATATATTTACAGATCTTGACTTTCTTGGTGCTCATACCAAAGACAATAGATATAAAACATTCGATGCCTCATATGGTATCTATATGCCAACACTTAGGGGTGTATCTTTCTCACCTATTTCTGGAATATCAGAATTAAACTTTACAAATAAGCTAGGGTCTAAACTAAATTTAAGATCAACCATAGCCCATGAAATGGGACATCATATAGACTTTACAATTGGAAGATCTCCTAGCGATAATCTTAATGTACTTCAGCCAGCAACAGCAGAATCTCCTTTATTTAATTTACCAAACTTTAGCTACAACGAAAGTACGGGAGCTCTAGATATTGCAGATAATTCTGGTGGAGAAGTAATGAGAGAGGCTCTTAGAATGTTTAATGAGGGTCAGAAGGGCAAATACTATGACGGCAACATGCTTAGATATCCATTCAATGAAATGATTGCAATGAATGGAAGTATGACTCCAGCCCAAGAAAGAATGATTAAGGCGGAGGTATTTGGTCAACTTCATGAATTATATTATACTAATAGATCACTGCTAGAAGAGAAGGCTCCAACAGCACTAAAATTAATAGAGGAACTGAACGATGCAATTTCAATTGACGGAACTACAAAGAAAGCTCAGAGAGTACAACTTGCTTTTCAAACACCCAGTGCCCAGCGAAGTGTTGAGGTTTCAGACAGAAGAACAGACGCTGAAAATGATAGATCAGGCGATAGCGTCCCAGAAGCCAGTGCAAGATTGGTTGGACAGGAAGAATCTACAGACGGGGACCGTGTTCGACCTGAAATACCAGAACTAGAACAGGTAAAAACAACAGGTCAAGTAAAGGGAGCTCCAGAAGGAATGGACTCCAAACAAAAGGTAGGGGCACTCAGACGAAAAATGAGAGGTCTTGCAGAGCAAGGAGTCTCTCAAAGATTCTGGTATGAGCAAAGCGGTCAAGCTCTACTGGATATAACAAACAACAATAAAGAAGACGCAGATAAACTTGCACAAGTTATTGCAATAACATCACCAGGAAATAAAGTAGAAACAAACTTCAACTACGCATTACAAGCTTATTATCAATATATTGCTGGAGAAAAAGTAAAGACTGGAAGATTCCCTCAAACGGCGAGCAAAAAAATAGCTAATGTTTTTGAGGGCAAGGACTGGAGCGGAAGAAAAACCAACGAATTTTATAACAACATTATGAGGGTCATAGATCCTTCTAGAATACAGGGAGTAACTGTAGATGTTTGGATGGTGAGAGCATTTGGCTTTGACACTGACGCCCCAACACCTGCACAATACACGTTTGTAGAAAACGAAGTGCAAAAAATATCCAACCAACTTGGTTGGGAACCTCAACAGGTACAGGCTGCTATATGGACGGCACAAAAAGCTATTGGTGATAAGACCGATGTAAATGCCGCTGGGTTTAATTATGCCAGTGCACTAGACAAGTCACTAGGTCAAATAAGCTGGGAGTCTATACCAGGAAGAACATCAGGGCATATGCCTGAGATGTTTAATGTGCCATACGAGCAGTTACAGGAATACCATGTTGCAATATCAAAAGCCCTGCAAGATGAAAACGGATCGGATTTTATTGCCAACACCCTGGGAATACTGTCGCCTGGAATAGTTGAGGCACCAGGGTTCTTTGAGGGCAAGGTAAGCCCAGGATCACAAACACAGATAGCCCTAACAAAAATATACAAGGCAGATCCTAAAACTGAATTTGCAAAACTAGAACCTGCGGCAGAGGACCTAGCAAAAGCATACTCAGCAGCCATTGGAATACTTTTAAAGCAGGACGGTATTGGGTATCACAAACCATTCTTCCAAAAGGGAATAGCCAAGACTAAGTTAAATGGAATGGATATTAATATAGGAAGACCATTAACTGAAAACGAAACACAGATGATTGCAGAGGCAATGGAAAAAGAGTCAGGAATTAAGGACTATAATCCTATAGGGACAGCAAATGGTGCGAGGCTAATTAACTTCTCATACCTTGACATACCAAACTTAAAATTCAAAAAGATTGTAACCAATGTTTTAGATGGTGTACAATTTGAAAATAACGAAGATGTTGACCTTGGACAATTTGCGTCCAGCGAAGGATATCTTTCTAACGACTGGAGTAAAAATAAAAATGGCGAAAGTTACATTGAGAGTATTAGAGGAATCTCACCCGATCTTCAAAGAAGGGTTGAGAATATCGTCAGGGACCTCAAACAGAGAATTGATGAAGTCGACCAAACCTTCTCAGAAAAATACGGATGGACAAGAGATGAATCAATCAACTCAAACTACACAGGACAAGCAGACCTAACTCCACCAACCTTATCTAAAAAGGTTCTACCAGAAGAAGAATCTCAATTCGATATTTACGAGACAATGACATCTAACGATGCATCTCAACTATTTCAAGCATTTTCTTTTTTTCAGGAGCAGGCTGTAGATAAACTAGACAGGCTAAAAGCTTTTGAAGAAAAGCTAGGAAAATTAGTTAGTCCAAAAGAAATGAGAAGACTATCTGTTGTAAGAAAAACAGATGTGTATCATGGAAAGGTTAAGTACGGAATGGACAAGGCTGTTGAGGCAACCACAGAAATATCTGAGTTCTTAAATAGCGTCAATATAACAAGAGAAGAGTTCAACGATTTTCTCAAAAACCTGCACGCCCCAGAAAGAAATAAAAAGATCAATGAAAAATACAACAAAGAAATACCCGAGCTTGAGGCTGAGCTTCTTGCTGAAACAGAAAAGGGAAAAAGAACTGTTCTTAAAGGAAAGATTACTAAAAGAAAAAATGTATTAGCAAAATATCAGGACAGCGGATCTGGAATAAAAACAGATAAAGCGATTGAGACTCTTGAGTCTCTTGGAATTAAGTTTAATGAAAAGACAAACAAGGCAAGTGCAAGCAATGAAAAGGGCAAGAACCTCTTAGATGCATTCAAGCTATTTGAATCGTATCAGCAGGACACATTAAACATATACAGAGATCAGGATCTTGTAGACGAACAAACCCTAGAGGACTGGGATAGCTCATATAGATACTATGTACCACTAGTTGGATTCTCTGTTGAAACTATTGAAGACAACTCACCAAGAGCAACTGGTGGTGGAATAAGTGTCTTTGGAAGAGAGGTGATGGAAGCTAAAGGAAGGACCTCTGAGTCAGGACCACCTCTAGAACAGGCTGTTATAAGAAGGCAGTCGGCTGTGGTTCGGGGAGAAAAGAATTTCATAGACAAATCCTTGGCTGAGCTTGTTAATACATTCCCAGATAAAAAGCTATGGCAGGTTAGGGGTGTAAAAAGAAACGAAAGACCTCATAAATGGGATGGAAGGGAATCTAAGATAGGATTTAAAGAAAACGGCAAACAAAAGTTTATTGTTATAAGAGACGAGAGACTGGCGAAGGGATTAGATGCTTGGGGAAATAACAGCATGCATTGGTCAATTGGCGTTATGAGAGGGCTAACAGGAACGCTGTCAAGCCTATATACATCCCTTGCCCCAGAATTTATTGTTGGAAACTTCTTTAGGGATTACCAAACTGGGTACTTTAATCTACTAAAAGAACAAGAGATAGAGGGCGGGCGAGCACAGAACCTAGATCTAGCAAAGGCGTTTAAGCCAAACAATATAGCCAAGACAATGAGGCAACTTAAGGATGGCTATGTAACCAAAAGCCTACAAGAAAAAGATCCAGAAACATTTGCACTCTTTGATGCGTTCCAGAAGTTTGGAGGTCAGACTGGTTATGTGAATGCCAAAGACATAGATCAAATAGCAAAAGCCATGGAGGAGCTTTCTTTAGTTCACTCTGGAAAGAGAAAGGTAAATGCTAAGAAGGTTTATAACTCAACATTTAAAATGGTTGAGAACATAAACAATGCTATTGAAAATACTGCAAGGTTTGCTGTCTTTAAAGAATACATTAACGCCGCTGGCGGTACAAAGAAAGCATCCAAACAAGACTTCGATGATGCCGCGGTTCTGGCAAAGAACCTAACTATAAACTTTAATAGATCTGGAAAACTTGGACCTGTAGTTAACGCACTTTATATTTTTGCAAACGCATCTGTTCAGGGTTCTGTAAACATGTTTAGAGGAATGAACCCAATAGGATTTGAGGATGGAAAAGTTGTTTGGAGCGGGGTTTCAAAGTCTGCAAAAAATATAATGGGCGGTCTTACTGGTCTTGGTGCACTTGTGCAAATGTACTCAATGTTGGTATCAGATGAGGACGAGGATGGAAGACTCCTTATTGACAAGATACCAGATCACGAAAAAGAAAGATTCATGGTTATACCAATACCTGGCGTAAAGTTTCAGGATGGCGAGGTTAAATTTAATAAATACAGCAGAAGATATACCGTTAATGGCAAGCCATTTGCGTTAGCTATTCCTTTGCCATATGGATATAACATATTCTATAATCTAGGAAGAATGGGAACCGAGGTGGCAAGCAAACCAATACTTGGATACCAAAAAAGAACGCCAGTAGAAATGAGCAAGGATATGGCTGGAATAATATCTGGAGCATTCTCCCCAGTAGGCATAGGTTATTCTCAAGATCAGGGAATAGATTATTTAAAAACAGCAGTCCCATCGATAGCTAAGCCATTCTATGAATCCAGAGTAAATGAAAAGTGGACGGGAGCACCAGTCTACAAAGAACAGTACCCAGGAACTGCGGAAATTCCCAAGTCATCAAGAAAACTTAGAAACACCAATGAGTTCTATAGAGAATTTACAATGATGATTAACAGTGCTACTGGTGGCGGTAAGTTCGATAAAGGAATGGCTGACTTCAGCCCAGACAAAATGAAGTTCTACTTGCAGTCCTATCTCGGTGGTATGTATACCATGGCTGAAAGAACAGCATCAATATCAGGAAAGATATACAACAACCTCACAAAAGGAACAAACGAAAGCATTGAGCTAAATGAGGTTCCATTTATCAGGGTTCTTACGGCAGATCCAATGGACTATGTTGATGCAGGCAACTTTTACAAAAAGAAAGAACTTATATCTCAAAAAGCTAGTGAATATATAAGCTATAAGAAAGATAGCAACAAGGCTGCATTAAGAGACTATGTAGAAAGAACAGGGTTTGATTCAGAATATCTTAAGCTAGACAAAGCTGTAAAAGGAGCAGACAAAGAACTTAGAAAATTAAATCAGAAAGAAAAGACAATTATGAATTTAAGAGAAAGGATTACGCAAGGTATTCAAGATTGTCAGATCAGATAGATGAAGATAAGCACAAAATACATCTCAGATATAATAAGATACTGCAAGATGGTTTAGATAGAATTGAGAAAAGGAAAAAGAAGCGGGACTAATAAGTACATATACTAGTAGGGGGAAATATGACAAAGATTATTAACCCCGCTGTAAAACTAAGATATCAGAGTATTACTTACCTCACAAGCATCGCTCAAATAATCTTTTGACAAATGTGCATACCTGTTGACGATGTTAAAGTCTGACCAACCACCAAGATGTTGTAATGTGTGAAGCGGTGTTCCGTTCTGCACATGGTGAGTAGCCCAAGTATGCCTTATATCATGCCACCTAAAACCTTCTAGGTTGGACTTCTTTAATGCGTTATACCAGCCAGTGTTAGAGGCTCTGTTCATTTTTCTTCCTGAGTAGGTGAAAACATAAGGACCCTGTTGTTTAATTGATCCTAGGAGCTCTCTGCATTTGTTGTTTAATGGAACGCAGAGACTCTTTCCGTTCTTTGTTTCACTACCATCTATAGCTATCTGGTCTTTTTTTATGTCATCCCATTTAAGATTAAAGCAGTTGGACATCCTCACCCCAGTTAGGAGGCTAAATATAAAAGGCTTTTGCAAGTGAGAGGGGAGCTCCCTTTGCAGTCTTTTTATATCATCAATGGTAAAGTATTTAATTCTTTTAGAATCTTCCTTTACTCTCTTGATTATGGGCTTGGTATCCAACCACCCTAACTCTTCGTAGGCGTACATAAGCACAGCCCTGAAGTAGTTTAAATATCTGTTAACGGTACCAGGACTTTTCTTTATTCCCGATCTCGCCTTCACGATATGTTCTTTAGTAATATCCTTAAGATCAACTCCATCGAAGAGTGGATCAAAATATTTTCGATAGGTAAAGTCATTCTTACCCATCTTATTGAACCTATAGTATTCAGTAACTGCTTCTTTCCATGTATTCATTCTGAATCCTTTTTGGTCCATTTAATAATTCTCTTAGTTTCAAAGCCCAAAGTTTTTTAAACTCTGGATCTTTAGCTCTTTTCTTTGCTTCGTTTAAAGCAACGCACCTTCTTGTTATGTTATCCATTTAACAGAACCAGTACTGCCGCACATAAAAGCATACCCATTACAGAAATTATAATTAAAGTATCATGCTTCATTTTTTGCCGCCTTCTTGTTATCCCTGTGTAGTTTATACAGCCTTTTAAAATACTGTATCTCTTCTTGCATGTTGCCCCAGATCTCATCTTTTGCTTCTTGCCTTTTTGGTGCATCAAGTTTTGTTAGTATTTGAAAGTCTGACTTCTTTGGTGTCCACCAACTATAGTTCAAAGACTTGTATGCTGGTGATGGGTCCCCTTCTGTTTTCCATCTCCACTCAACAGTTCCGTGTTTAGTGTCTTCATTAAAGACCAGTAATGCGTTTGGATATATGTCCATATTATCTCCCTATTTAATTAATAATGTAAACATTGTAATTTATTAATGCATGATTGTCAAATTGTGTATCTTTTAAAGATGTCGATAGGAATAAGACATGCTATTTTTTCTTGATCGTCTCCTCTTCCAAGTATTGATTGAGACTTTATGTTGTTAATCATAATACACTCTATAATTTTTTTTGGCGTTATCCAAAGCATCTGGATTCCAGTTTCTATAATCCAGAAGTCCGCCTCTGTAGTAAGAAGTGCTGATGGTTTATTAAACATAAACAGTTCAATAAGAATGTTTCCAGTCTCTTGGCTCTTGTAATCAACCTTGACTTCTATCTTAAGGTCTTTTTCTGGTACAAATATATCGTAGGGTTTAAACTTTCCAGGGACAAGAACAGCCGATGGATATTTGTTTCTTAAAGAGTTTAATATTTTGTTTTCTATCTCATGCCCAACCGCCAGATCTTTTTTAAAAGCATCTGATGATGTCATTCTTCTTCGTCTTTTGGTTTGCTTGTAAAGGTCTGTCTTATTTCATAGCCTTGAGAAATGTTCTTCATATTTATTCCCTTTCTAACGACCTCTGATAGCTCATTCCACTCAAGGATCTCATCCTCATACCTTCCGCATGTCTTACACCTCTGATCTCCAAGGGTTGTTGTGCAAATGCCACCAGTGCACGGAGATCCAGACAGCGATCCCTTGCCTAGAATAGCCGAGAGTCTCTCAAAATTTGAAAGACCCTTGTCTATATCGTCAGTCATTAGGACTCTTCTTTATCCTTAACTTCTTCTTGCTCAATAACCTTGTAGGTTTCTGGTAGGTATGAAGTAAGGTTGGTTCTCTCAACCTCAGCACCCACTTGGATAAGTCTTACAAGCTCTCCTAGAAGTGGCTGTATTGTTTGCTGATAGAACTGTTGTGCCGCAACAGCCCTGTTAGCCTCTTCAGATAAGTCTTCTATATTATAAGACCTTACCTCTTCATCCACCTTTACTGTTATTGTTGGTTTTTCTTTATTTTCCATGGTTACTCCTTAAAATGGAAGGTCGTCTTCTGTAATCCCAGAAGGAAAAACTTCTTCAGACTTTGGTGCTGGTGCAGTTGCTCCATAACCTTCTGTCTTTGGCATTACGCTAAAACTTAAAAGTGGTGCCTTTGGATTGGCTCCGTCTTTTCTTTTCCAGCCGTTTAGGAAGTATTCTTTACCCTCAACATTGATACTTCCAGTAAAATCTGGTTGAGTTTCCTTTTCTTTCTTTTCGTTTTTCCATAAAGATCCACGATTGCTGTTATCATACTGTTTCATTTATTTCTCCTTTTTAGACCAGTCCTCTAGAACTTTATTTACAATATAAGCAACTTTCCGATCATTAAATCTATGACCTTCTATTTTGCTAACTTTTACAAGCTTATCGTATATATCGCTGTCGATTCTTGAGCTAATTGATTTTTTTACATTAGCCATTTTATTCCTCCAGTAGTTTGGTATAAACTCTAGAGTCACCCTCAGATCTGTAATTCTCCATTACGTCTACAGGTATCTCTTGATCCTTTACCAATCTGGCATAGTTTATTCTCCCTCTTGCTTGTGTCATATGACACTTCACTTGTGAGGTACTAAAAGCTCCGCCATGCTTTGATATAAGCTTGACAGACAATTCTTTTTTCCTTTCATCAAGGATCGAAGCTTTGTCTTTGAGCTGCTTTAGTTCTGTTAAAACAGATGCTAATTCAGATGTATCATCCTCATCATCAACTGCCTTGTAATTTATTCCAGGTTCTTCTTTTTCTTGAGTCCACCTTTCAATATAATTAGGGTCTATCTTTTTTTCGTTATACCAAACCATAAACTCTTCTGCTTTTGGTATATATGTTTCTGCCCAAGATAGATCTCTTTCAACCCACTCTTGATAGTGCTCATCATTGCTATACCATTGAAAGAAAAGCATTTCATCTATGTCCATGCACTCCATAGCCATTTGCATTTGATGCCAGTAATTTTTTTTTTGTTCTTTAACATTGGTACATGGTTTTCCCTGTGGGCATTTTACTTCTACAGCAGAAACCTTGCCGTTTCTTCCTTGGACCATTATTCCGTCTGGAGAAATACCCATCCAGTTATGCTTTGGATGTATAACAAAAGATGGTTGGGTTATCTTGTAGCCCATTTCTGATAGTGTTGCTAAGGCTAGTGGTTCGCTATCTGTACCGTGCTTCATGGCAAACATAGCAAATTGATTAAAGGGATCTTGAGTTAATTTATTAGACTCTCTATACATGTCTCTGCCCAAAGACTCCCATTGATCGCCCTTTGTCCAAATACATTCCTTAGCTGTCTTGCATATTCTTGTGCCAGTAATTCTGTTTGCCCTTTGTTCATGCCACTCAGGTGTGCCTTGTTTTATTTTAGCCATTACTTAATCACCTTGCTGTATAAAAGATTTAGCTGAACCCTTGCCTCTTTATCGCTACTAAGATCAGCAACTTTGTCATACTGTTGGAAAAGCTTGAGTGCCTCTTCTTTTGTTTTGACTTTTTTAAGCTCCTTTTTAAATTCATCTATCATTGATATTTCTTGTTGATCATTTTCTGGTTTTGAATTTTCATCCACGCCCTCAAGCTCTGGCTCAACAACACCTTCAAACGGTACACAAAATGTTTCTAATAAGGCATTCCTGTAAGCAAATGATCTTGCCGCTTCAAGGTCCTTAGCCTGCTGTGACAAGCTATGACCAACATATGATCTGTCTACATATGATCCGTCTTCAGTACATAAAAACCTTAAAGTTCCAACAACTCTTGTAAGGGTGTTCTTTCCATCAATGAATTTTGTAGATACATTTAAGTCTGGCTGAACTATTGTAAGAATTTTATTTTCATACAGGGGTTTTGAAAAAGATTGAATGATCTGATCGATACCTCTATATTTATATTTCTGATAGTTATTGACACCCTCTTTTGCTATTGGGTTGTGCATCATGTAATTTTGTACGTTTTGCAACGCCTCGTATATTTTTTCTTTTGCCATAATTATTTCTCCTTGGAATGATTGTATTCTTTATAATATATTAAATCAAGTATTTACAATAATTATATTCTTGTGTTTTAATGTGATCTTACGAGGGAAAATATGTCATTAGAATACATCACTAAAGTCTTAAAGGTGGAGGTTAAGCCCACCCAGAAACTTATATTAATAGTCTTGGCAAACTACTCAGACGAGTTTGGACAGTCATACCCATCACACAAAAAACTTACAGAGCTAACAAATCTGTCATTGACCGCAATAAAAAGTAACTTAAAAGCACTTAAAGATATTGGTTATGTGGACTGGGAAAAAAGAAATAATACTAGCAATCTTTACAAATTAAATGTATGGGCGGGAGGCGACTACCCACGGGCGGGAGGTGACTACAATACTAAAGGTAATACTAAAAAGAAATATATACTTGATTTGAATAGAATTAATGAAATTTTTAAAGAGCAGTGCGACAAGGTATTTTATGTGCATAGTGCGAATGCATTCAAGGCAGAGCCAAGATGGAAGGAACTGCGTGAATTGGGGAGAAAAGGAATCATCTCACCAAAGACTGGTATTGTTATTGATCTGACGCTAGAGGAGTTCTGGTATAAATATTTTGAAGTAGCAAACTCAGAAGGTCATAAGAAGTGGATTAGATCTTACTGGAGTAAGAAACCACAACTAGTAACTATGCTAAGTGTAAATCAATTTGAAGCAATTATAGAGAGGCGATATGGATAATATTTATGAATTAGAGGCAAACACAATTGGGTCCATGGTGCTGGACTATGGAAAGTTTCAGGAGGCACAGGAGAAGGGATTGCTACCAGAGGACTTTGAGTTCTTATCTTATAGGCAGGCATATGAGATCATGATCGACAAGAACGCAAACGATATAGTAACAATAAGAAGCAACCTGAAAGATGACTACGCATTTAAAGAGGTGCAAGAGGCGACAGCACATTGTGTTAGTCCAGCTGGGTTTAGCAGTTGGCTAAAACTTATGCATTCCAAAACAGCAAACAACAAACTACTAAAGCTCGCAAGAGAAATACCAGTAATTGTTGAAGAGAAAACCAGCATAGACGAAAAGGTAGATAGAGTTAATCAACTACTTATTGAAAATAAAATAACCAAAAACTCTGGTGCACCTAAAGAGGCAAGAGATATTCTTGAGACGGTGCATGCAGAGCTAAGGAATGCTGGAACTGAGTCACAGAACATTGTCAGAACTGGTTTCCAAGGAATAGACTCGAAGATCAGAGGGTTCAAGCCTGGTGATTTGATTATTGTTGCTGGTAGACCAGGTATGGGAAAAACTACATGGGCTCTAAATATTGCATCGAACAATATATATAACGGCAAGAATGTTTTAATCTTTAGCTTGGAAATGACCAACGAACAGTTAGTCAAGAAGATCATAAGCTCAGAGTCTGGCATATCAACAGACAAGATGTTGAGCGGAGAGCTTACAAGCTCTGACTGGAAAAACTTTGAAAGATCAAAAGAGAGATTGTCTAAGTGTGACTTATATATTTATGACAAATCTCCAATAACAATTGAAACCTTGGTGAATAAGACAAAGGCAATTCAGGCTGTAAAAGACATTGATCTTATTGTTGTGGACTACTTACAGTTACTTATGACTTCCAGCAAGGCACCTAGTACATCTGACAACAGGACCGCATCAATGACCTACATATCAAACCTTTTAAAGGGTCTGGCAAAAGAAATAGGTTGCCCAGTGATATCTTTATCACAGCTAAACAGGGGAGTAGAATCAAGACCAGACAAAAGACCAGTGCTGTCCGACCTGCGTGACTCTGGTTCTATAGAACAAGATGCAGATATGGTTATAATGTTATATAGAGAGGATTATTACGATGCTCTGGAAACAGGGAACTCTGAAATAATAATCAAGAAAAACAGAATGGGAGAAACAGGAACATTTGAATTAAGTTTTGATGGGGCTATGTCTAAATTTGTAGACCCAGAAGACGTTGCATTCGGGAGAAGAGAAGAATATGGGATCATCTGAAAATTTTCATCAACAACTAAGAGATATAATACCAAAAATATCAGAGGCTAGGGTTAACGTATTGAAGGCGGACGTTGGTCTAAAGAGAGTATTCTGGAGAGAACTATGCATTGCTAAGGAAGACGGTGAGAGAAGTTATAACTCACAGAAATCTAAAGCAGAAGCAACTGACGAATATGCACAGGCATCAATGAAAGTTGCGGTGGCTAAGGCATCACTTGACGCATTACAAACAGAGAAACTGGCGGTAGACATGCAGTTTGAAGAATGGAGAACTAAAATGGCAAACTTAAGATCAGAGAGGAATAGATATGGGGCATGATAATTTTAAAAGCTTTTGTAGAATGATGCATGAGGAATGCAGATCAGAAAGAAGAAGGCATAACGAAAAAGAAATTAGTTTTGAGGACTACATCAAGACTAACAACAAAATGTTATTAAAGAAGTATGCAGGGCAGATCGCCAAATAAAGAAGAACGTGATTGGATGGATTCTATATCTAACTTTGGATGTATAGTATGCCATCTTTTCTATGACTGCTACTCACCAGCGGAGGTTCATCATATAGATGGAAAAACAAAACCAAATGCACACTTGATGTCATTAAGTCTGTGTTACAAACATCACAGAGAAGGAATCAACAATGATCTTTATGTTTCACGGCATCCTTTCAAGCGGGAGTTTGAGAGAAGATATGGAAAGCAGACTGATCTTTTAAAGAAACTAAAGAATTTAATTAAGAGCAAAGGAGAATAATATGAAGTGTTGGCAATGTAATGAACAATTAATATGGGGTGGCGACCATACAGGAGAGGATTACGGTAATGAAGATTATCAAATTGTAAGTAATTTATCTTGTCCTAAATGTGACGCACTGGTTCTTGTTTATCATCAAAAAAAAGAGGCTACAGATGAGTAATCATGGAGAATGGAGAGGAGGTAAGGGTTCTGTAAGAAGAAAATCTAACGATAAACTATATTCAGAAAACTGGGATAAGATTTTTAATAAAAAAAACAAGGAAGATAAATGCCAAAAAGAAAAAAAGAAAAAATAAATTATAAGTACAACGAAGGCGAACTAATTAATGAGTTTGCAAAGTATGTAGATAAAACATATGAGCAACATTATTCCTTAAACAAGTTTCAGGCTACAGAATTTATTATGGACAGCGGTCATGGGGAGGGGTTCTGCATGGGTAATGTAATGAAATATGCACAACGCTATGGCAAAAAGGAAGGAAAGAACAGGGCTGATATACTTAAAGTAATTCATTATGGGTTCTTTGCATTGTATAACCACGACATGCAGAACAAGAAGTGAAACATGTTACCGTCTTTGGAGATATAGATTTGTTGAGCTACGCAAATGCAATAGCCAACATGCCTACACATGCAGATAGAAAAAAATATTTAGAAGATGTAGATGAAAAGTTTTATGATTTGTTGTATCTTTTATCTATGCAGATGGGAATCTGCAATACCATTGCAAGGCTTTCGACTCGGGAAAAAAGAAAGAAAGCATGGGAAGAATTACCAGATCACACCAGATCACTTAAAAGTATGAAGGAAATGGTCTATAGTAGAGTAGTTAGAAAATTTAAAAGGAGATAATTATGCCAAAAGGACCAGGAACATACGGATCTAAAGTCGGAAGACCACCAATGAAAAAAGGTAAAAAGAAATCCGCTAAAAAGAAAAAGTAATGGCTTCTAAAAAGAAATCCACAGTCAACTCTGCGGGTAACTATACGAAACCAACCATGCGTAAGAACCTGTTTAATCGTATAAAGGCAGGATCAAAAGGTGGTAGAGCTGGTCAGTGGTCAGCAAGGAAAGCCCAGATGTTAGCAAAAATGTATCGAGCAAAGGGCGGAGGTTATAAGAAATGATTGGTAAATTATTTGACAGGTTTATTGAGTGGACGCTTAACAGACAAGAACAACACTTAATGCAAAAACCCAAGCCCAAGAGAAGAGTTTCAAGGGTAAGACGTAAGGCTAACGCCAAAAAGAAATAGGTTATGCCGTTAAAGAAAACACAAAAGTCTTTAATTAGATGGACAAAACAAAAGTGGAGAACTGCTAGTGGTAAAAAATCTAGCAAGACTGGTGAGGTTTATGCACCAGCCAAGACCATTGCTAAGTTGAAGTCCACAGCCAAGGGTAGGAAGAAGCTATCTAAAGCAAACACAGTTAAAAGAAAAGCAACCGCAAAGGGCAAACAACATGCTAAACACGGATTGCACAAGGGAAGAAAAAGATAATGGCTACAGTAAAAGATACTAAGAGAGTTTCAAACGGAGTCGTTTACAGGGGTAAGAAATACCCTGGGTTTAACAAACCAAAAAGAAACAGTGGGTCAAGCAAACACAAGATGGAGGTTCTTGCTAAGAAGGGTAATGAAATCAAGGTCGTCAGATTTGGTCACAAAGACTATGGTCATAATTACTCTAGTAAAGCTAGGGACAACTATCTTAAACGATCCGCAGGAATCAAGAACAAATCTGGTGGGCTTACGAAGGATGATAAGTTCTCTGCAAACCACTGGGCGAGAAAAGTATTATGGGCAGGCAAAGGCGGAAAGAAAAAGAGTCCCTAAAACGTATCTTAGATGAATTAATTTACAATTTCGTTTATCATAATAGGTGTGATCTTATATAGCGAACAGGAATTACATACTGCCTACAGGAAATATGTAGCCTCGTTTAAAGAAACCCCACATTTAATTATCCCAACCTTTAAAGAATTTAGAGAAATCTATGAAGAGTATTGGGACTGGTACTTTAGCAATGAGCAAAAAAGAAGAACTCATTAATCTATTTAAAGAAAAGGGATTCGAGAGAGTTTCTCTTCGATGGATTCCAACAAACCCCTACGGCAAAAGACACAAGTTGACTGGATGGATTTACAGAATATCTGGTGACGATGAGTGGTCTGTTCTTGGGAAAAACTTTGAGGATTCATCAAGGGCTATCGATCTCTTATAAACAAAAAAGCGGAGTAAGGACCCCGCTTTATTTTTGTTCGATCTATTTTTTCTTTCTGTGTTCCTCCTCATAAGTAGTAAACCTTTTCTTACATCTCAGGCATTCCCTTCGTCTTTTGATGATCTCTCCATCAATGATCTTACGGACATCAACAACCCTTGATCCTGATCCACATTCTGAACAAGTCATCATTCCACCTCCCAAGGTTCATAGTTTTGAAGATCATCTTCGTGATAGTATTCCATGCTCCAGATCGTTCTAGCATCCCACTTACAAGAAAAAATACCAGAGTCCTTTAGATCATAAAAAAGATTCCAAAATTTCTCACGTCTTTTTTGAACAACAGAACTTCCAAAGTCCGAACAAATCATATGTCCAATATCTCTTTTATTCTGAGCATCTAGGAACTTTGCTACTCTGTGCCTATCTTTCCAATCTATTGGAATGATCTTGTTGATAGAACTCATCCCAAACTTTGACATATCTCCAGAGACTGAAGCCAAACATAACTTAATCATTACGCACCTCCTCTGGTCTATATTCCCAAACATCGTAGTCACCAATGAGCTCACTAGTAACAACATCAAGCAGGGCTTTGGATAGCCAATAAGCGTCAGACTGCATCCAATCTTCATGCTCACATGACTGGTACATATAACAATTAATCATTCCGTAAAGGTCCTTAGTACTTACTCTAGGGTAGCCCTTAGTTCTTGACTGACATTGATTGACATAAAGTAGGATCATACTTTCATCAAACTCATTGTCCTCGCCCTCAGGGTTCCATGTAAAGAAACTCTTCCAGCTATCAGGATATCTAGCCTGTAGGCTTGTAACATTAGCCCTTGCTAGTATCTCAACCGCCTCCTGCGGGGAAGAAAAAGAAATCTTCTCCTTCGTAACCAAGTTATAGGCATGACTAACAATCTTGTCACTAGACATGGGCACACTACCGTTACCAAAGAACTTACCCATCTCACCCATATGATCAGCATTACATAAAAACGCACTCATTATTTCACCTCCTTGATTAAAACTGTTCGCATTATTTCTTCTACGCCATCAGCAATATTGCAGAACTCGTCTTGTTTCTCTTCTGTCTTGGTGCCATCATCATTATAGATTGGGTCAATTGATGAATACTCTAAGACATAGTCAGAAAGTCTAGCGTAGAGCTCAACCCACTTTTCAGCGGGTAAAGTTATTTTATTAATCCCGTCCATTATTTCACCTCCCTTAGTGTTTCATGATCTTCTTCAGTTGATTCACCATCCAAGACTCTTGATAGAGCCTTGAGCTGGTCCGTGTTTAGATTATCCAATACATCTAAATTGAATATTCCTAAGTTATTAAATTGGTCCATTATTCACCTCCTAGTGTTATTAAACCTTGTTCTATTAAACCCATTGCAGTTCTACCAAACCAGCCCTGAAGTTGCCAAGCAAGACCAGTGTCAACTAAATGTTGCCATGCCTCCCTGACTTGATCCTCATGATCAGCTGGAATGAATCCCTCTGCAATACCTACAGCTGTGTAATTATCCATTATGATTGACCCCCAAAAGCTAAAGCGTATGCCAGTGCAATTGATAGGGCTATTGGCGTACATATTATGATTGCGAACAACGTGTAAGTAAGTCTATCTATATCCATTGTTACACCTCTCTCTTTAATGCAACCCACTCAAACTTGTAACCAAGCTTCTTGAGAAGATTTAGATCAAGATCAGAAAAGGTCTTGGTTCCCTTGAAAGATGCAAGCATCTTGCCTTGGATACAGGCTGGATAAACAAGCTCATTTCCAAATACGTTTTTTATTATCAGTTCTATTGTCATATTTCCTCCTACGGTTTGTTTGACTAAGACCTCCTCGATTCGCGGGGAAAAGAGAAGGTTTCGACCAATCAGGTCATCATCAGTTAGCCTATGAGTGAAAGAACATATCCCAGCTACGAACTATGTCGTATACGTTGTACTCAGAACCATTCTTGATAGCCTCAGCAAGATCATTGAAGACCGCCTTTCTATACTCATACCTGTCAGGCTTGTTGATGGTGTAGCCCTTGTCCATGAAGTAGGCATAGCTTTCTATGATCCCATAATCCTTGGACTGCTCTTTGGTGATCCATTTAGCCATGTCTTCTGCTTGATCATGAAAAGATTTTTTGAGCTCAACATATTTCAAGAAGTTGCCGTGGTTGATTAAAGACAATTCATCCTTATCAGCTGTACCCATAATCTTAGTAGCAATAGCCATTTCTTTTTCCCAAGTTAGTTGAGCATCAGTTTTAGTATTTAGTTTTGTCATATTTACCTCCTAAGTAATTGTTTTGACTAAGACTCCCCGTGGGGAGTTTCGCTCACTAAGAGCTCATCAGTTAGCCTATTCTCCATCAAAGTAAGCTGTCCAAGACCTCTCCAAGTTGAAGGTAAGTGTATGAGTTTTGCCATTATTATATGTATCGCCTTGAGACATAAAAACTGAGTCAAAATAATTTCTTTGAGAAAAGTGATCCATCGCCTGACGCTCTAAAGCCCCCATGAATCCCTCAAACCTTTCAGCGTGCTCAGATGGAATCTCACTTGTAAATCTAGCAGAATATATGTGCCTCACACAGTCATCTCCACGATTGATGTTTTGTGCTGTAAAGTTGGTCATGAAAGCCCAGTCAAGATCAACACCTCTTAGTCCAAGCTTGTTATATGCAAATTCAAATATCTCATTATGAAACCACATAAGGATGTTGTCATAGTCCTCCCATCCATCAAGTCCGCTTTTATAAAAAGCAGTTCGCCCTGCATAATGCTTATCAGTTGGATCAAGCGTTGTGCTGTTGTTTATTAGTTCTAGTTTTTTTGTTAATGTTGTCATATTCCCTCCTACGGTTTGTTTGACTAAGACGCCTCACGGCGTTTCGCTCATTAAGAGCTCATCAGTTAGTCTTATCTATAGTAAGCATCAAAGGCTGGTGATAAGTGTCTTGGAGTATTTTTTCTCTCCATAAACTTAGTGCCACAAACTTTATTAGTGCGTTCAACCATTGGTTCGTTTTCATAAAAGTAGTCGTAAGTCACCACCTCTGAATTGCAAAGATTCTGATAGGCACTCCAGTCGCTATTCCATTGCTTCATCTCTTCGCGATGGGCATCTCTCCCTTCCTGTGTTGCATACTGGTTAGGACCATTAACCTCTTCTGTGTATCTTCCAGTTTCATAAAGATTGTTGATGTAAGAGTGAGTGTCATTAAGATCATCTTCAAACCATCCCAAATGATGTTTCTTCATTCTAGTAAGATAGCTTTTAGCTTTAGCTGGAGTATCCCACTCCTTACGCTTGCAATATCTAAACCCAGTTTTTGGGTTATATATCACGTAAGTTACTGATTTGTCGTTATTTATTGTTGTCATAAGTGCCTCCTTTGGCTGTTTGTTTGTAAACAATGAATACATATTAATGCCATACTATATGTAGTGTCAACAAATTTCTGCAATTATTTTTTTGATCTATAGAAATGTTTGTCTTGATCCTGTATCTTTATTTCATCATCAACAGAACTTTTATTTGAAGGCAATGGATACATCAGGAATAGAAATGCGTATAGCAAACCTTGAGAAACATATGGAAGAGGTCCTTTCATTTGTAAGGCACATACCAGTGCTTGAAGAAAGAGTTGGGAGATCATTGAGTCAGTCTTCAGATCATGAGATCAGACTAAGGACTCTTGAGAAATCACAGATGAGAGATAACGTGCAATCCAAGTGGGCTGAAAGAATTATTGGCGGTGTTGCAATTGGTTCTATCATGGGTATTGGCGGAGCAATATTTACTTATGTTCTTTAAGAAAAATGATCAAGCGGACGCAACGCTGGAGAGATTCGCATACTTGCCTGATGGAACTCTTGGCAAACTAACAATAGATGATCAAGTCTTTTGGATCGCAGAGCGTCCTTGGCGGGGAAATAAAAAAGAGATCAGCTGTATACCAACTGGCACATATACATGTAAGGCATATACATCAAAAAGATTTGGCAACACATTCGAGATCACAGACGTAGAAGACAGAACATACATACTATTCCATGTAGGAAACTTCCCTGAGAAGGACTCACACGGATGTCTTCTTGTAGGCGAGAGCTTAATGAAGGGAACCACCGCAGTATCATCAAGCAAGGTGGCAATGAAACGATTCAGGGAAACACTTAAAGATGTTGAAGAGTTCGAGATCGAAGTCAAAGACACCACACCATACGACTGGTCATAAGACTAGAACGTGCAAGACTTGTTTAATCAACAAGCATATAGATGACTATGAGGTAGCTAAGGGCTACAAGAGAAGAGAATGTCGAACCTGCCGTTCCGCGGGGAAAAGAAAAAAGATCAGCAATAGTCCATATCTTTATATAAACAACCTACACGGACAACTAGCATACAGAAGGAAGAAGACACACGAGTTTAGTGTAGAGAGAGAAGACCTACATGATCTATACGATAGACAGGAAGGAAGATGCCAGTACTCAGGAGTTGCCATGACTCACATTAAGGATGGATCAGGCAAGTACCTTAGTAATATCTCTATTGAAAGAATCGATAACAGTGTTGGATATGTGAAGGAGAACATAGCACTTGTCTGTCTTGCCTGTAACATGATGAAGTACACCTTGGACTTAAAAGAATTGCTGAACTGGTGTAAAATGATCACACAACACAATGAGGATTAACTATGACTATTAAAGACAAATCATTAATGCAAAGGAAGGCTGAATTTGTACAGCACTTCTTAGTAACAAAGAACGCAACTGAGTCAGCAAAGAGGACGGGATATTCTGAGGCATCTGCTTATAATCAGGGGCACAGATTGATGAACGATGACGAGGTTCAAAAAATGCTTGCATTTGAGTTAGCTGAGTCCAAAGAACGTAACCTCAAGGATCATGACAGCATCATAGAGCGTCTTAAAGAGGAAGCCCTTGGTGATGTCAACGGTCACACAGCAGGCTCTAGAGTAAAGGCTTTAGAGCTCCTCATGAAGTATTATCAGATGATCGATTCAGCTCAGAAGGTTGAGCTTTCAATGAAGGATTCTTGGTTTGATACGTTGGATTTTGTGAAGGAAGAGGATCACCTTAATTAGGTGATACTTCTTTAGGATAAAAACATGTCGACATCAAGAAACCCTGTATTAATAGGGGCTGGGGGTGCTGGACAAGGTACCTCATATACATATATACCTATGTATCCCTTTGTCCTTATGGGGGGTATGTAATTTTGCAAACCGAAATCGAAAAATCAAAATATAAAAAAATTATAAATACCTTTAAAACGAATCTCAGTCTTTACGCAAAGCATTGTTTAAAAATTATAGATAAACAGGGAAAGCTAATTTCTTTTGAATTCAACGCTGCACAACAATTACTAGACGATCAGATTAATAGACAGTATGCAGAAAGAGGCAATGTAAGAATTCTCATCTTAAAGTCTCGTCAAACGGGTATATCGACCTATTGCCAGGCACGAGGTTTCTGGAAGACGGTATCCGCACAAAATCAGAATGCCGTAGTTGTATCCCATCTTAATGAATCCACCAAAGCTATTTTCGGAATGGTGCGTAATTTCTATGATAATTTACCCAACCCCCTTGTCACACCAGAGCTCAAGGAGCATACAAACAATTCAATGGCTTTTACGCATGGTTCGCGATGGAGAATTGCGACCGCAAGAACGGGAGAGGTTGGTCGTGGATGGACAACAAACTATTTGCATGGATCTGAGGTAGCCTTCTATCCGAACTCAGATATTATTCCAGGGCTACTACAAACAGTCCCCGAAGCAGAGTCAGAGATATTGTTGGAGTCTACCGCGAATGGAGCGGGCGGATGGTTCTATGATGCGTGTATGCGATCCTTGCGAGGAGAAGGCGAGTGGGAAATATGTTTTATACCTTGGTACATGATGCCAGACTACAAACGCAAGGTTGATCCCTACTTTGAATTAGAACGCGAGGAGGAAGATATTAAGCGTATGTTTGATCTCAGTGATGAGCAAATAATGTTTAGGCGTTTAAAGATACAGGAGCTTGGCGGCGAAGACCTGTTCAGGCAGGAGTATCCCTCTACCCCGCAAGAGGCGTTTTTGACTACAGGTAGATTATTTGTAGAGCCTAAGTTCATAGACCAGGCGGCAGTTGAATGCTATACCCCCGTTGAACGCTACGATGTTCGCGATACTGAGCTTGTCCCCCACGCGAAGGGGCTCCTAAAAATTTTCGAGAATCCAAGGGATTCTCTAAGATACTGTATTGGTGTTGATGTTGCGGAGGGGTTGGAGCATGGCGACTACTCGGTGATACAGGTATTAGATCACTTGGGAAACCAAGTTGCGACTTGGAGTGGGCACGTTGATCCGTTCGACCTTGCGGGCATTGTTTGCAAGATTGGAATTTACTACAATAAAGCATGGACTTTAATTGAAAGAAACAATCATGGTCTAACCACCATTAGGAAAGCACAGGAACTTAACTACCCAAATCTATTTGTAGAACAAACCGTTGACGATGCCTATGTTGACAAAATGACAAGACGTGCAGGTTTCTTAACAACCAGCAAGACAAAGCCTTTAATTATTGATAACTTAGCACACTTACTTCGCCAAGGAGAAAGTGGTATAGTTGATATGGAACTTATAGACGAGCTACGGACTTATGTGGTAGACGCTAGAGGAATAACAAATGCACAGAATGGTTGTTATGATGATAGAATAATGGCATACGCAATTGCTTTGTTTGGTTTGAACAGCATGCCAAGGAAGCACAGGCAGAATTTTAAAAGAACAAAAAAACAATATTTTTAAATGAAGATAAAAAACGAACTAGAACCAGGGGGGATTTCAGCAGCGGTTGATACGGATGATCAAGAGCAGACTGAATTAAACTCCCTAGGACAAATACTACAATCTAAATACACGGAGTACAAAGATGCCCGTGATGATATAGAGGATGATTGGATAGAAGACTTGCGAGCATTCATGGGTCAATACGATCCTGACATACTTGCGAAGATACAATCCAAGGGAGACAGATCCCAAGTCTATGTTGGCTTAACAAGAACCAAGGTACTTGCAGCCTTCTCAAGAATGACCGATCTTTTATTTCAACCAGGTCAAAAATTCTTTTCAATAGAAGCAACACCCATAACCAAACAACCCTTTGTCGAAAAGGAACTTACCGAACAAGCCGCGTTAGAAATAATGCAGGCTGCCGAAGTTGTAGACCCAGGACTTGTTGATGATTTAATTCAAGCAAGACTAAATGAATTAGAGACAGAGCTCGAAGAAGAAACAGAAAGAAGAGTAGAGAACATGGAAGAGGCAATACTTGACCAAGCAATCGAAGGGAACCTAGAAGGCAAGATGAAGGATGCAATCATGGAACAGGTTATCTTTGGTACTGGAGCAATGAAGGCTGGTACTCTTAGAGTTGAGAAAGACCATAAGTGGGTTAAGACAGAAGATGGGTACGCGTTAGTATATGAGGAAAGCCCAATGCCCGAAATGGAGGCTGTGTCTATATTTGATTTATATCCAGATCCTTTCGCTACGTCCATGGAAGATATGCGAGACATATTCAGAAGACATATTATATCCCGACAGGAGTTCGTAGACCTTAAAGATTTCCCAGGCTTCAATAAAGATATGATTGAGGAATGCCTTGAACATTACCCAGAAGGAAACCATGACGAAGAACAACATGAGAAAGACAGAAGAGACATAGCTAATGTTAATGATAGATCTACAGAAACAAACAAGTTTGAGCTTACAGAGTTCTGGGGTTCATTAAATGGTTATGACCTTGAAGAAGTAGGCATAGAGTTTGAAGGCGATGCTGATCTATCTCAAGAGTATAGTGCCAACGTGTGGACTGTAGCTGGCAAAGTAATTAAAGCACAACTCAATCCGCTTCCAGGCGGTGTTATACCTTACTTCATTTTCCCATATGAAAAGAACCCGCATGCGTTCTGGGGTACAGGAGTGCCTAGAATGATGCGTGATTCACAGACCACAATGAATGCTGCTACAAGAATATACCTAGACAACGTGGCTCTATCATCTGGTCCTATGGTTGAAGTTAATACTGATATTATGGCTTCAGGCGAAGATCCAACAGATCTATATCCTTGGAGAGTATTCTTGCGAGAGGGTGGGGATGGGAATCAGCCTATGGTTAGATTCTATCAACCACAGTCCAACTCGCCAGCACTGGTATCGGTAATTGAATTATTTAGAAGGTTCGCGGATGAAACCACCGCGTTACCATCATACACACACGGACAGACGCAGAGTTCGTTAAATAGAACTGCCACAGGTATATCTATATTAATGAGTAATGCAAACATTGTTCTTAAGTCCGTTATTAAAAACATTGACGACTATTTAACCAAACCAATGATTCGATCATTGTATGACTGGAACATGACTTGGAATGATAACGAGTTAGTTAAGTCAGACATGAGAGTTGTTGCAAAAGGATCTACTGCATTAATACAAAAAGAAGTACAGTCACAAAGACTACTACAGTTCTTATCACTAATTAATAATCCAATGGACGCTAATATGATTAAGAGAGATAAGCTCTTAACAGATATAGCTAAGTCATTAGATATTGATCCAGAAGAAGTAATTAAAAATGAAAAGGAGTTAATGGATGAGCAAGCACTACAACAAGCTATCCTTGCCAGCCAGCAAGGCGGTCAGGCAGATCAAGTCCCAAATGCCGAAGGAGTGGGCGGACCTGATGTTGGAAATGGAACGCCTCCGCCAAATGGAGCGGGACCAGTTGGAAATAACGGAGGACTACCGCTTTAGCCAAGGGCGTTGCGACATCCTAAAATTTATAGTATCTTTGGATACAATTGCCACGAAGGTAATAGAAGCGTTAGGATCCCGAAGGGACACACCTAACATATATAGTTAATTTTATCGACACACCCACGAGGACCGAGAAAATGGAAAGAGAAAAAACTAGAGGCGAGTTAATCGCTGAAAGGCTTGAAAACGAAGCTGATGAGATGATGAAGCAAGTTGCTGAATCTAAGACGGAATCTGAAGTTGAATCTAAAGGGTTAGCTACTCAAGAAGATGAAACCACAGACACCCCAGAAGAGATTGAAGAGGAACTAGTAGAAACTTCACCCGATGAATCTCAGGAGACTGAAGACGCATCTGATCAGAAAGAACACGAGGTTCAGGAAGAAGATGTTAAATCTGATAAGGGTTTACTATCTGCTGACCAATGGGAAGAAAGGTACAAGAATGCTCAGGCACGAATGACCAAGGCTACCCAGAGAGAGAAAGAACTTGAAGCCAAGATATCTGAAATGTCTAATAAGATAACAGCTATCGAAAGCATGAAGTCCGATACACGAATTGAAAGACAGAAAGAGGAAGTGAATGTTGACCTCGCTGAAATAGTCAAGGACTATCCAGAGATTGTTAAACCACTTCAGCAATACGTTGATGCTCGCATCGCGTCTGTTGATCAAAGAGTGAACCAGGCTACAGAAGAGGTCTTGAAAACTCAACGAGAGGAAGCGGATAAGAAGCATTACGGAGCTATTGCAGACGTGCATCCTGATTGGAAATCTACATCAGAGAGTGAGGACTTTGCTCTTTGGCTAGGAAGACAATCAAGAATGTGGCAGAGTGCAGCTAGCGAAGGTGATGCAGAGGATGTTATATCCCTCTTATCAAAATATAAAAAAGATTTAGGTCTGAATCCGAAAAGTGTTTCCAAGGCGGAATTAGTGGAGAAGGCGAAGCAGAATGTTGAACCAACTTTATCTAAGGCTAGGAAACAAAATACAGGTAGTAACAAAAGAATTTGGACTGCAAGTGAAATTGGCAAACTAAACGACAAACAGTTTAGAAAGCATGAGAAAGAAATTGATCAAGCCTATGCCGATGGTAGAGTGAAGCCCTAGTTAGTTTGTTGCTATTAAATTAATTTTTTTAAAAAGAGGTAATTATAATGGCATATTCAACATCTGGCGGAAGTTTTAGTTTCGCAAGTGGAGAAAATCATTTCATACCTGAAGTCTTCTCAAAGAAGTTACAAGCTAAGTTTTATGCTCAGACCATGTTGTCTGAAGTTACAACTAACGAGTACGAAGGAGAGATCTCAGGGTTAGGTAATAAAGTAAACATCAGAACAGTTCCTGCTGTATCAGTAGCTGACTATTCTGGCTCTATTTCATATAGTGATGTAACATCATCTACTATTGAATTAGATATCAACAAAGCTAAAAGCTATGCTTTTAAAGTTGACGATATCTTAAGAGAACAAGCAGATATCGACTTCATGAACGAAGCAGCTAATGACGCAGCTCAGAACATGAAAATCGCTATCGAGCAAGATGTATTCGCAAACGTAGCCGCTGGTTCGTCTTTAACAGACATCAACGGAACACCTGCTAACATTACATCTTCAACTGTTCTAGGGCATATTCTTGATGCTGGTCAACAGCTTGATGAAAACAACATTCCAGAAGATGGAAGGTTCATGATCATCAACCCTGCTGTTGCAACAGTGTTAAAGCAATCAGAACTAAGACAAGCATACTTAACTGGTGATAATGTATCTCCATTAAGAAATGGCTTTATTGGTACAGTTGATAGATTCAATATGTATGTATCTAACAACTTAAGCACAACATCTGGAGTAACATCTGGTCTGTATGGGCATCCTAAAGCTGTTGCTTACGCTTCTCAAATGACTAACACTGAAACTGTAAGACTTGAGTCTTCATTCGGTGATGGCGTTAGAGGTTTGTCTGTATATGGATACAAAGTTATCCTACCTACAGCTATCGGCGAATTTAAGCTACAAACTGCTTAATACTGGCTATTGCTTAAAGGGAGTTTCGGCTCCCTTTTTTTTTAGAAAAAAATAGATAGAACACTTATATTTATGGTATCTTTATTATGGTTAATCAAAGAAGGAACTACACATGACAAAAGACGAACTATTAAAATTAGCTAAAGAAGAACACAATGTTACTTTGAATCCAAAAGAGAAACTTGCGGACTTAGAAGATAAAGTAGCAACATTAGAAGCAAATAAAGATGTTAAGGAAGTTAAGGCTCCAAAGAAAAAAGAGCCTGTGAGTAAAGATCCTATAGCGTCAAGAAGTGAGCACGGCAAAGTTGTTCTATGGAACCCAAGACACAGAGCAGAGTTCTGGCAGTTTGTTCATGACAAGAAGCATCTAACCGAAGAAGAAATAAAAACACTAGGACTATAAATGGCAACCGTTAAAGTAATAGATTTAATTGATAGAGCTGAGGAGATCTTACAGGATACTACCAACGTAAGATGGTCCCAACAAACTCTATTGAACTATTTAAACGATGCTCAAAGAGAGGTCGTTTTATTTAGACCAGACGCAAACCCAATTAATGAAACATTTACTCTAGCAGCAAACAGTGCAAAACAAACACTACCAAGTTCAGCACTAAGATTAATATCAATTTATAAGAATACGAATCCAACAACAAAACCAATTACTAATATTGAAAGAAGGGTGTTGGATGACCAAATAGAAGACTGGCATGGAACCACAGGAACTAATGTTGAGCACTATGCTTATG